CCAAATCCAAGACTAAATTCAAATCTACTGGCACCGTGTTCAAACAACCAATCTGAACTGGTATATGCCTGTTCAAATACTTTGGCACTGTCTTCGCGAATCAATATTCGCGTGGTTTTATCTTCTACATCATTTGCCAAAAAATCCAATACCTTTTGATTGATGGTGTAGTCTACGTCTGTTTTTCTTCTACGCAGATATAACGCATCTATGTGTATGCGATTTCTTTTGAAAACTTGATAGATGGTATAACTGTCGGTGCCACCAGAAAAATTAAGCACAATGGGTTTGTTTTTTTGGGCAATCTGTTGTGCTCGCCGATCCAGTAGTTGGTCCCAGGTCTCGACAGGTTCTTGGGTCCAATCAATTTGATCAAAGGTTTCGTCGTGTAGATTGAATCTAATTTGTTCTTTGGTTTTTGCAGATTCTAATGCTGCTAGCCATTTGTTAGTGAATTTTTTACTACCGACTTGCCAATATATCATAGGAGGATCTGTTGAAGGGGCTAATATTTATAGGGTAAAACCGGTTGACCAAAAATAACCTTTTTGCTATAATAGTTGTATAGTTAATAATAAGGAGCAACAATGGACTTTACTCGTTATATGCTTGAGTTTTACGGCCCTAATGGTATCTATGATTATGGCTTTACCGCTACCCAAATTAACCTAGCTACCCAGCTCTACAAGTGTCGTCTATATACAACAGGTGGAGAATTCTGCGGTGATACAGTTGACCGCGAAAACGTCCGCGATATTATCTTAGAAGCTGAGGGTTACGAAGCGGCCTTGGCACTTGACTGTTAAATCATTTTGTTGTACAATGTAGTTTAGTAGTTAATTTTAATCACAATTTATAGGACACAGCCCTTATGTCAGAATCAAGAACAGTCACTTCGGTGCAGGCTCGTAAGAGTCTACTCAAAGCATTTAAAAAACAACGCCCACTATTCCTCTGGGGCCCTCCTGGTATTGGTAAGTCAGAATTGGTAGCAGACATTACTGAAGAACTCGGTGGTTATATGATTGACCTTCGTTTGGGTCAAATGGAGCCCACAGATATTCGTGGTATTCCTTTTTACAATAAAGAAATTGGTAAGATGGATTGGGCCGAGCCTATCGATTTGCCAACTGAGGAATTGGCCAGCCAGTATCCTATCGTAGTTCTGTTTATGGATGAGCTTAATAGCTCTGCACCAAGTGTTCAGGCCGCGTCATATCAGTTGATCTTGAATCGAGCCATTGGCAAATATTGTTTGCCCAAGAATGTAGTAATGGTTGCCGCTGGTAACCGTGAGAGTGACAAAGGTGTTACATATCGTATGCCTACTCCGCTGGCAAATCGTTTCATCCACCAAGAGATGAAGTGTGATTTTGCATCATGGCAAGAGTGGGCAGTAAACAAGAACATCCATAAAGATGTGGTTGGTTACTTGAGTTACGCCAAACAAGATCTTTACGATTTTGATGCTAAGTCAGCAAGTCGTGCCTTTGCAACACCACGTAGTTGGACATTCGTATCAGAATTGCTTGAAGATGAAGATGGTGATGACGATACAATCATGAACCTGATCGCAGGTACAGTAGGCGAAGGTCTTGCTGTTAAGTTTATGGCACACCGCAAGGTTGCTGGTAAGATGCCCAAGCCCGAAGACATCTTAGCTGGCAAGGAAAAAGAGCTGAATGTCAAAGAAGTATCAGCCATGTATAGCCTGGTAATCAGCATGTGCTACGAGCTTAAGGCGGCAATTGAAGCCAAGGTATCGGATAAACAGTTCCATGAAATGGCAGATAACTTCTTTGCTTACATGATGAAGAACTTTGAAACTGAGTTGGTTGTTATGGGTGCTAGAATTGCTCTTACCACATACAACTTGCCATTCCAGCCTACCAAGCTCAAGAACTTTGATGAGTTCCATCAACGCTACGGCAAGTATATTTTACAGGCATCCGCCTAGTAGTCAAAGGAGGGTGGTGTAGCTTTAATACACAGGGCTGTGTTCGCACCGCCCTCCAACCTTTTATGAAGACACAATATGACTACTGGAAACAAGATCACGATCGTGTTATAGCAGAGATGGCCGCAACAATGAACTATACAGTAAACGAAACCGTCGCAAACGACCATTTTAAATATTTTATTAGGGTTAATAAAATGTTGGACTTTGATAGCATAAGAAAGTGGATGACGCAGACGTATGGAATGTCCGAACATATTGACCGCGACACTATGAACAATCCGCATTGGACTTTTAATATCAGGCTAGGCGGTAGCATTGTCTACTTACGTGGTGATGAAGAACTGAGTTGGTTTAAAATAAGGTGGGGAGACCCGGTATGAAAATAGCTAGCATCATGCCTCCAGTCATGCGGTCCGATCCGGTATCAGGTCACAGATATCACGGTTGGCAACCTTGTATTGACTGGTGTAGTCAAAACTGCCAAGGACCTTGGTTGTTTATATCAGAAGGAGTGTTTGAGTTTGAGTTGGATTCGGACTATGTTATGTTTATGTTGAGGTGGTCGTGATCCGAGTCAATGTCATGGAAGATAAGTTTAATCGAGCATTTTGGAATGCCAAGCGTACCTTGCCTGTTAAGCATTTAGAAACGCCAAGGCAATACGGACAGCGGTGTCGTGAAGCATTTAGGTATAGAGTTGATACTAATAGCCCGCCAGGAAAGTTTGGAACAGTTTATTACATCTTTGATCGCGATGAAGACTACACTTGGTTCATGTTGCGATGGGGTTAAAAATTATAGTTAAAACAGCACACGAGATTTGGGTCTACAAAGACTCGGTGGATGCACAGGGTCTACAGGCGGATCAAGATTACACCTGGCGTTATACACCAGCGGTAAATGATTGGTTAAGGTCTATTGCTCCAGCCACAGTAGAATTTGAATTCAAAGATCAGCAGTGGGAAACCTATTTTCAATTGAAATGGTGCGATAAGTAACATAATCTATGTTTAATAAAAAAATACTGTGCATTGGTAACGAAACTTCAAATACAGACCATTTGGTTAGTGCGTTGGCTGCCAATGATCAGACCACAAACCATGGGTTGATAACCGGCGACACCTATCGTTTAAAAGATCCTGGATACTATCACACAACTATTGTAGATGTGGCTCCTGGCAGTATTGTTGTTGACCTGGCACCGCATTTTGATTTGATCCTAATGCTAGACCAAGGCATAGACGATTATCCGCACTGGAAATCGTTTGTCAACACTTTTAGACTCATGATAGATTTAGAAAAAAAACAGTTCAAAACAGACTTTAGAAACAACAAAAATAATAAAACTATTATCTATTGGCACGACCTGTTTAAATCCAACAAGAGCCTGTGTGCCTTGCCGTTTATAAATTTGATCAACGACTACGGATCTGCTGTTATGTGTATGAAATGCCCAGATCCGGTGACCCAAATTGATTCCATCACTGATTGGTCTACGGATCCAGCATTTGCTCCTATTAGAAACAACATGTTGGCCGGACTCAGAATGCCTGACAAATGCAATATTTGTTATGAGCGAGAAGAACTAAGCGGTGAATCTGCTAGACAGTTTGAATCGCTTGAATGGGTAATGGATCTAAGATTAACCAATAAGCTAGATCTAAAAAATGTAAAGTATCCTGTTAGCTATGAAATAAGACCCAGCAACAAGTGTAACATCATGTGCAGAATGTGTGATGACAAGCATAGCCATCTAATAGAAGAAGAAAATAAAAAATTAGGAATCCCTGTAACAACTGATATCTGGCGTTTTCAAGATTTTCCTTATGACAAAATCAACTTTGACACAGCAAAACGCATTTACTGGGCCGGCGGAGAGCCTACTATTTTTCCAGAGTTCTATGAATTTCTCAGACGTTGTATCAAACAAAATCAAGTTGATTTTGATTTAAACATTGGAACCAATGCACAAAAACTCAGTGACAGACTGATGGATCTGTTGAAACAATTTCCTAGAGTTACGTTTAGTGTCAGCATCGACGGCTATAAAAAAATGAACGATTACATCAGATGGGGTAGCAATTTTGATACGATTGTAGACAATTGTCATCGCGTACAGGAACAAGGACATGTGTTGTCATTTCAAACTGTGATCAGTTTATACAATGCCACCCGTGTTCACAAGATTTATGAATTTTATGATCGAGAGTTTCCAGGGTGTAATACCTTGGTACAACCAGCTGGGGACACATCAACTTCATTAGGGCCCTGGCATAATCCATTGCGAAAACAAGTGTTAGAATCAATGTACCGTTGTAGAGAAACCAAGGTATATTACAATTCAGGACGCAATACCAATCATCTAGTGGACGAAATCATTGATCGTTTTGAAAATTATGATTGTGATTTTGATCTGCTGGCGGCATTTTTCAAGTACAATGACCAACTAGATCAAGCCAGAGGAAGTCGTCTCGGAGACTATATTCCAGAATTAGAACAAGCACGAGCGTTATTAAAATGAACTACTACTACGAAATAGATCCAAAATATGATGGCACCATCTTTGGCGACACTTGGCGATATTGGTGTATGTATAACTGCTCACCTGCAGACAATGGCAAAATGTGTTTTAAAACACATGACGACTTTGTGGCTCGTAGCACCAAAGTATGGTTAGAAAATGCCAACGGTGTGTACATGATCAAACCTGCTTGGGAAGCTCGTCGACACAGAGTAGATAAGCACGAGTTTACCATGATCAAACTACGAGCAAAAACAATCAAATGGTGGTCGGGTGAGTAAGGACGAGTATTATGCTGATACAGCCGCTAGGTTAGATACCATTATAGGCGGCGATACTGATCATTTTCTTAGACTACAACGAGTAAAAAATGAATATGATACTCTTGCTGATGCTGTGCCTGCTGGGCAGGGGTTCCTTACATTCTACGATTATGTAAAGGAATATTATGGTGTTAAACTCGAGTATGATGGCGACAATGTAAGTCTAGCGTATAGTGTTGTAGATGAAAAGAAGCATATTATGTTTGTGCTGAAATTTAGCCGTTGATATGGTTTTTATTGTAATATAATAAAGGAGATACTATGATTTTAATAGCTGGAGATAGCTGGGGGTGTAGTGAGTGGCCTAAACCGCAACAAGAGATGCCGTATCCCCGACACGGGTGTCTGGTTGATTATTTTAATCATGTTGGAATGCCAGTTATTAACCTTAGTGTAGGAGGATGTTCAAACATGGAGATAGCGGCTATTTTAGAAAACTTTATGAATAACAATCATATTTTAAGTCAGCAGGTAAACAGAATTTTGGTTTTTCAAACAGGGTGGTCTAGAGATTATCAAAAAAAACACACACTAAACATTGATTGGAATACCGAACTAATGTCTCCATATGATACTATAGTTTCTAGATTTATTTCAAGATTTTATAAAAAACTCGAGCATGTAGCACATCGTCACTGTAAACAAATAGAGCTGATCGGTGGGTCATCAGATACATTGCCGCAGGCCGCTGTTGCTCAGGAATATTCTTCACTTCGAGTAACTTGTCAAAGCATGGTCAATTTGATTGTGAACGGTTGTCATACCCTGGATCAACCAGTACATAATGCTTGGCCATCGACTACAGTTAATATGGAATTACTAGAATTAATTAAAAAAAATATCGATACAGATAATTTAAAAAACTTGTTACAAGATATACAGTTAGGACAACAACGACTACAAACTATTTCAACCTTTGGTGGTGACAAATATCATTTGACTCATCTGGAATATAAAATATTGTTTGATTTTCTACAACAGTAATGTACGTGAACAACTACACTCTGCCTAGACCCGCAGAAGCACTGCTGGATCAGTGTCATACTGTGTATATCAACGATCCTGCATTTCGTATGTGGGCCATGAAGAAGTTTTGTAGAGAACAGAACTTGAGTTTGGTATGGTCAGAATTGGTCGAAACCAGTGATGTCAGTGAGTACTTTGACGAGGCCGCAGCGTTTTACTTTATCGATCCAGCCGATGCTACCTTGTTTAGATTGAAATTTAAGTAATGGCTATTGATCGTAATCCTAAACTTGTTATTCCTGTAAAGACCTACAGTCACTATACCGAGTGTGAGCCTTGGTGTCACACCAATGTAGGAGTATGGAATGAGTCATGGTGGCGTGACTTTCCAGACATGGGCATGGCGGTAATTGTAGAAGGTCCACACGAAGATTGTTATTGGTTCGGTAATGAACGCGATGCCCTAATGTTTAGGTTACGATTTGTATGATGTGGAGTATGGTCATTGCCAAAGTGTTGACCACAGTTATGTCCTGGTTGGATGCTGGCAATTTAAGAAACAAGGTTTACCAGCAGGCCGAAGAAGCAGAAATTATGATGACCGCCCTAGAAGATATTGAACGCATGAGTCGAGAAGACAACATTAAACAATATGCTCGTAAGGCTATCATCACAGTAAAAGGATTACCCATTGAAAACCACAGTTAAACGGAACTTGATCATATTTCACAGTGTGCGTGAGTTTGAAGAACTGCACCAACGGTTGATAAACGAGTACGGTCGTGCTACCATGTTGGTAAGTTGGCGTATGAAGCGTGAGCTTGGATTTACTATCCGACATCACAAAGGGCTAGCTGAGCATGAAAAAGAAATATGGGAAGTTATGAAAAGCGAAGGGTGGCATCAACGATATCACTACGAAATGCAAGTGCATTTAGACTTCTATAATGAAGCTCAACAGAGCTTTTTTGTGCTAAAATACCTAAATAATTAACGGTTGACCAATAAATCCATTTCAAGTATAATAGTAGTATAGTTAATAATAAGGACAGGTATGAGCACAGCTACTACAGCAAATAAAAAAGAATCCGACAAGTTCAAGGACTTGTGTGGCCCTACTGATCCTAAATTGGATCGTGAAATCCGTGAAAAGCTGATTACTGCTCGTGTGGGACTCTTGCTCCGTGCCAGCTTTTTTGGTAATTTGGCCACTCGGTTGAAGTTGGTCAATGCTGATGAATGGTGTCCTACTGCCGCAACCGACGGGCGTAATTTTTATTATAACAGCCGTTTTGTAGAAATGCTCAAGCCCAAAGAGATCGAATTCTTGTTTGGACATGAGGTATTACATTGTGTGTATGATCACTTTGGACGTCGTGGAGATCGTGATCCACAGTTGTTTAACATTGCCAATGACTATTGTGTAAATGGTGACTTGAAGAAACATCGTGTAGGCGAATTTATTACCACTGTTCCTTGTTTATATGATCACAAGTACGAAGGCATGAGTTCAGAAGAGATCTATGACATCTTGTACGAAAACGCTGAAAAAATTGACATTGGCAGTTTGATTGACAAGATGCTAGACGAGCATTTGGATGGCGAAGGCAACGATGCCAGTGGCGAAGGTGAAGGTGACGAGAAAAGCGGCAAGGGTGGTGGCCGTCCTAAGTTAAGTGCTGAAGAAAAACAAAAAATCCGTGACGAAATTAAAGAAGCAGTACTAGCGGCTGCGGCTGCAAGTGATGGTGCTGGTAACTTACCCGCAGGTGTCAAGCGTATTATCGAAGACATGACTGCACCCAAGATGAACTGGCGTGAGTTGTTGCGTATGCAATTAGAGAGCACTATCAAGAGTGACTACACTTGGATGCGTAACAGTCGCAGAGGCTGGCACATGGATGCTGTTATGCCCGGTATGAAGTTGGACCCAATGATTGATATTGCTATCAGTATTGATGCGTCAGGTAGTATGCTGGACAAGATGCTTAAAGACTTCCTAGCAGAAGTAGCAGGTATTATGGAACAGTTCCCTAACTATCGTATCCATGTCGTATCATTTGATACACAAGTTTACAATCCACAGCAGTTTGATAGTGAGAACTTGGATGATATCACTGGTTACGAAATTATGGGCGGTGGTGGTACAGACTTTGATTGTGTGTTTCAATACTTCAAAGCAAACGAAATTGAACCCAAGCGTCATATCATGTTCACAGACGGTTATCCTAATGGTTCGTGGGGTGATGAACAGTATTGCGACACAGTTTTTATCATGCACGGTACCACTAGCATTGTTCCACCATTTGGTCAATACGCTTACTACGAAGAAGAAAGTAAACACTAATGATTCAAGGACTAGAACACGTAGGTACTGATCATAAGTGTACGGTATGCAGTTGTGATTTTACTGACGACGAAGGCGGTATCCAAGGACACTTTGGAATATTACCCGTAGCATTTTGCCCTACCTGCTACAGTTGTATGTTAGATATGGCAGGGCAAAATTTAGAACTTATCGGAGAAGAAGATGAATAGTATTAGAGCATTTTATTTAAAAAACCAAAAAGAAATTACCTGGTTTTTAATTGGCGTTTTGACATTATCTGGGTTACAGGATCTAGGCGTAGGTAACTACATTGGTGCCCTAGTTTCATTTGTGCTAATTTATATCAACTATAAACTTAACTAAACGCAGATCAGTTTTACCAAAACACCCCTAAATGGGGTGTTTTTCTTTGTAAAAATAAATTAACGGCATATATTAGTGTTAAATATCTATATGGAAAATAATATCACAGTCGCAGACTTAAATCTGCTTAAAAACATTATTGATCTTGCCAGCACCCGTGGCGCATTCCGGGCAGGCGAGATGAAAGAAATTGGAGAAGTTTACAACAAGCTCTCTCAATTTTTAGAAGCGGTAGTTGCACAAGCTGCCGCTCAAGAAGCAGACACTGCTGAAGCGGATGGATCCGACCAAGCTAGCGTATCCCAAGGAGAATAAAATGGCATTTATGAAACACGTAGGTAAACACGGCGACCGCAAGGTATGTATCCTGTTCCGTCAGGTTCCAGGCGAGGATCACATGGCTTTGCTCATCTATCCAGACACACTTCATGCACACTGGCAACAATCTATTCAAGCTGTAGTAGAAAGCGACATTGCTCAACAAGCAGAAGAACTGGCTGACGCACTACATCGTAACTTCTTGCCTGATGGTCGTGCAATTCTACAAACACTACACGAAGAGCGTATGATCAAGAAGGTTCGTACGTCTGATATCATTGTTACTCCAACTGCTAACTCTAATATTCGTCTTGATGAATTAAACAAGATGTTAAACGAAATGAAGTTAGGTGCAGATGCTATCAAGAAGATGGCACAGAACGATGCCAGCCGCGGTATGGTTGCACCAGAAGTTAAACGTGCAGCCGAAGCAGAGTTTAAAGCACAACAATCAGCACCAGCGGCACCTAAATTTCAAGCACCACAAGATGCTGCACTAAGTGATCGAGACATTGCTGCCAACATGGTGTTCCAAGCTAAGAAAATGGAACTTGAAGCCAAGGCCATGATCGCCGAAGCTAGTCGCATGAAGAAACAAGCACAAGTTATGGATCCTCATGTGGTAGCCAAAGAAGCACCAGCCACACCCGCGGCAACTTCAGTCAAACGCGGCCGTCCAGCAAAGACCAAGGCGGTGGCGGATGCAGCTCAATGATGATTTTTTAGATCAATGGGAACATATTATTGCAGGTGTAAACAAAACAGATGTTCCTCTTGAATGTATCAAAAAAGTCGTAATTAAATTAGCAGGCAGTCGTCAAAAAACTATTAATGTTCATACCTTGCTCAAGCAAGGGTTAGAATTAAGTGAGGTGGAAACCATGCTCACAAGATTCTTTAAGGACAACGATCACGAAATCAAAGACGTGGACTTTGTGGTGGACATTAGTGCTGTGGCTAGCTTGATACAACCCGAAACCGATAAGCTGTTAGGCAAACTCTAGATTGCAAGATCTAGAGTTTTTTGCTATAATAACAGTATGCAGAAAATAGACTTCCACTCCTTTGGTATGGGCGATGTAGAGGATCCAGAACTTTATGCCGCACAACCGTTATACGAGTGGCAACAAACAGAAAAAGGGCAGTGGGTAATGAAGCACTGCTCAGACCCACGATACATTGTGCGACCAGATGTCAATACCTTTGGGCATAAAATTACAGTCTACGGAGAAGTAGAAGATAAGTTGGCAACAGAATACTTACTAAAGTGGGGCAAATGAAAATACTTGTAACAGGAGGCTTGGGTTTTATAGGCCACAATGTTGTTGCCCTATTAGAAAGTCTGGGCCATACTTGTGTCATCACTGACACGCAAACCACTTATGGAATTGTACCGCCGGCAGAATTAGATTATCTTGTCGCCGAACGTCGTAAAAAAATAAAAACAGATAGAATTTATAGAATTGACCTCAGCGACGCTGATGGCATTGCCTGGTTAATGCGTGAACATCAACCCGATGTTGTCGTACACTTGGCCAGCTTTCCCAGACAAAAAGTAGTTAATAGAGACCCCGCTTGGGGTAGTCGTGTTATGAGTGAAGGCCTACTTAATTTGTTAGAGTCCAGTACTTGTAACCATGTACAAAAATTTGTATATGTAAGTAGTAGCATGGTCTATGGTGACTTTAAAGACACTTACTTTGATGGTGTTACCGAAAGCCACCCAACCGATCCCTTGGGGCAGTATGGTATAATGAAGTTGGCTGGAGAATGGTTAGTACGCGACTATACTCGCAGAACCAACATGGCCCATACTATCATAAGACCCAGTGCTGTGTATGGACCACTTGATGTTGAAGATCGTGTGGTGTCAAAGTTTTTGCTGGCGGCCATGCGTGGCGATACTTTAAAAGTTAACGGTGGTGCAGAAGAATTGGATTTTACCTATGTAACTGATGCTGCCGATGGCATTGCTCAAGCCGCAGTCAGTGATGCTACTTATAATACAACCTACAACATTACCCGAGGACAATCGAGAACCTTGTTAGAAGCAGCCGAACTAGCTGTCAGCTTAGTTGGGCAAGGATCAATTGATGTACAACAGCCCGACAATAACTTCCCCAGCAGAGGACAGTTAAATATGCAAAGAGCACACCTAGACTTTGGGTATACGCCCACAGTAAACATTGAACAAGGATTTAAACTCTATCATGAATGGCTTAAAGATTCCGTTTACGGGATTAAAAAAGCAGTATAACAATCTACGCACAGAGATTTTAGATGCCACAGATGAAGTCTTGCGGTCAGGGCAACTCATGGCTGGCAACTATACTGCTGAATTTGAAAATTGGTTGGCCAAAAAGAATCACAGCAAGTATGCAGTAACTTGCCACTCGGGCAGTCAAGCCTTGGAAATAATTGCTGAATTCTATCGAGCACAAAGTAGTACTAATCCGCCTAGAGTAGTTGTGCCCGCAATGACTTATGTGGCCACAGCCAACGCATTTATACGAGCAGGTTGGGAAGTTTACATTGCTGACACCGACTATCACGGCTTGCTAGACAAAAAAAAGATACCCAACGAACTTAGTGTACAAGCAACTGTGTTGGTTGGCTTGTATGGTGCTGCGGTTAATTCAGATCGTTTTTGGGCCACAGACCTAATTATCGAAGACGGTGCTCAACACTGGTTAAGCAACAACTGTACAAGAATTGGCAATGCCACTGCTATAAGTTTTGATCCAATGAAAAATCTAAATGCTTACGGTAATGGTGGTGCTGTGGTAACTGATGATATAGACATGCTGGAGTTTGCACGTGAATGGACCAACAACGGCAAACCCAAACACGCCAATATAGGCACCAACAGTAGGATGAGTGAAACAGACTCAGCACAAATGATGGTTAAAACACGTTATATTGATCAGTGGCAAGCACGACGCAAGAACATTGCCTTATACTGGACCAGTAGATTAAAGAACTCTGGAATTAGAAGTTTAATTGATGCTGGCAACTTTGAAACACACTCGTATCATAAGTTTGTTGTTGATGTGGACAAACGAGATATACTCAGCCGCAACCTAGAAATCAAAGGTATTGAAACTCGTGTACATTATAAACAACCTCTACACGAACTACCAGCTTATGCAGATTACACAGGACCCGACATACTAAGTGTAGCCAGTGCTTTAAGCAGACGTGTATTGAGCTTACCTATCTATCCAGAACTAACTGACCTGGAAGTTGAATACATTATTGACTCGGTGTTAGATTCCGCTTTATCAATGCGTAGCTAGCTAACCAGGCCCAGTCGTAGCTCTTCCGAAGCTGATCAAAATCTCCGCCAACTGCATCGTAGTACTCCACAGCATCTTCTGCTCCATAGATACTATATTCTCCCCAATCCAACTGCCCTTTCAGATTAACAGTTAACCACTTGTTGAGTCTATACTGACTTTCAACATCTGTATTGCCTTTGAGCTTTAAGCATTCTCGGAAAGCTGTACGCCATGCCATCCAAGGACTGTGTGCATATTCTGCTGTGCCAGATAAGATAGGAACTACTTCGTGTGCCGAGTCTAAGGTAAAGTCCAGACCTACACCGGTATTGCCCAACACCAACTTCTTGTTATAGGCAATCATGGCCTGGTGACCATATTCTAATCCATTAATAGTATTCTTTGCATGGAATATGTAGTGTTTGGGTTCTTGCAAGCGATCAGGTTGCCACGACCAATCAAAAGTACCATTAACTTTAAGTTTGGCAAACACAGCAAAGAACCAAGGTGTAGTGCTTAGTTTAGCAGCAGCTTGATATGCAGACACACGTCCGTTAACTCCACTACTGCGATGTATGCGATTATTATTATTTGCAGTTGTTATATTTAAAAATGCCCAATTTTGTTCTGCGTTGGGTTCACCATTGTCAATAAACACTATGTCTAATGGAGCATCAGTATACATGTGACGTTGTGTGCGGTCTATGTAAGGATAGTTATATGCTTGTGTCCTTATGTAAGGAACAGCGGTCTTAGGCACAATGACCGCACTAGCACCAAGACTAAGTGGCACAACGGTCTTGGTCTTCTCACGCCATAAGGGAACTGTGGGTGTTGCTGTAACTTGCCCATCTGTACTAAACACTGCCAATGGACCTAACCAATCCATAGTTTTAATTGCTTCTACATGAGTATCCAAATCATGTTGTACTACAGGCATGGGTCTACGTTCGACTCCTGGACCTACAAAGTTTACATCATACCAATCAAGTAATTCAAACTGAGCTATACGCTTCTTAAAACTAGGCACATGCATATAGAATGTATCGCCAAACTTTTCTCCGCTTGACGCAAATACGTGTAGCATGGTACTTTGCCAATGCTCTGGATGCCAACTGAAGTCAAAGTCAGAATAGTCACATATACTACTCACAATCCATATATATTCTGCTTCTACTGTGTTGGCAATTCTAGTTAACACGTCTTTGTAGTTGTCAAAGTAACGCACAGTCTTAACAGTGCCGGGCACTTGACCAGCATTGCCATCCATGTGGTCTATTTCAACGACAGGGGCGACGCCGGGCTTTGCTGTACCACGTATTTGATCCACAAACTTTAGATCTGTACTGCCGTTATAGTATTGCGGACCACCAGTGCGTTGATGTTGTGTGCCAAACTGATAGGTATAAGGCGGGTCTGTGGGATCAGGATGCCAAGAGAAGTCAAAACTAGCAGAATCGAATGTGTCTGGTATGCACCAACTATCTCTACTAGCCAAACGAGTTACCGCAGGATCTGGGTGATAGTTGGTTTCTGCGTAGCCTGCTTTGGGCACTAGATATGTTCCGGAGTCTTTTTGCCATTGACTAGCCCAAGCGTGTCGTTGATGACTTTGCCAAGGGCTAGGCTCCCATAAAAAATCAAAGCCTGCGTAATCAGTTAAATAGTTTACCCACCAGAAGTATCTAGTACGCGACAACTCCCCGGCATGTTCAATATCCCTTGCTTCCTGCTCATGCGGGAACAAATTGGGTCGTGTGCCAGAATAAAATATATCAAACATGATTAGAATAGACGAAATTTACAACAATACATTTTGGCCTTGGATTAAAAAAAACTTGCCAGGAATGCGAATGTTCTTCTGCGATCCTCCAGGACATACCGGACTGGAGAATGTATTTAATCACGGACAAGACGATATTGTAGAAACTAACTTTATATTTTTTCATGATCAAGAACCAGTACATTTGGATCAATACCAAACATTGTTTGACGAGGTTTTTCGTAGATCCTACGATTTATTATGTGAGATGAATCATTATCCAGACCAACCGTGGACCTGGCAGAAAAAAGAAATAAATGATTGGGTCTATGGGTTGTCTGAAATAAAAACATTTCCGCAATTGTTGCAAAAATGTAACTTGACACGACCCACAGGACATATTGTTGTAAGCGAACGTGGCGAATACGTTGACCGATTAACCGAACAATACGGCTGGCAAAGTCATTATTATTTTTATCATGGGTGGGCCTGTCAGGACTGGTTTCGAGGATATGATAAAACATTTTTAATTCCCAGAGCCAGAGATCGCAAACCTACACAAACTTTTATGAGTCCAAATCGTATTGTGGGTGGTATGCGTGATCATCGTGTGCTGTTTCTTTATAATGTATTCAAACAAGGGCTAGATGGTAATCATATATCAGCACCCAGAACATGCCCAGTTGAAGGTGTAGATATAGCTAGTATAGCACAGAAGTATACCAATGTATACCAAGATATCACCACTGTGTTTGAACAAGCTGATCTCCCAAAAACGTTTGCAGGTGAAGATACACAAGAAATGACCAGTTGTTGGTTAACCAACTTCAATGAAGCCGCTGATAGCTTAGTATATGTGCCAACCGAAACTGTGTACTTTGGTCGCAGACTGCACATAACCGAAAAGACATTCAAAGCCATAGCCTTAGAAATGCCATTTGTATTGGTAGCTTCAGCTGGTAGTTTGGCATACTTACGTGAATACGGATTCCGTACATTCAGTGGCATTTTTGATGAAAGCTACGACGAAGAAACTGATGACATTCGACGAATAGAACGTGTTACAAAATTACTAAAAGAATTAAATGATTTACCTGTTGCAGAAAGACAAACCATACATCAAGCATGTTTACCCATAGTCGAACACAACTTTGAACATTTTTATGGTCAGGGTTTTTCTAACATACTCTGGAACGAACTGTTAAACATGTTAAAGGGATTACGTGTTTAATTTTGTATTTGATCGTTGCATCAATGGAAACCCATATCCTAATCTTGCACCCATAGTTGACAATCAAACAGGTCTTGGAGATTCTTATCCCTGGATAGGACCATTGAGATTGATGTATTTTGTACGAGATCACAATTATCCCTATACTGTTAGTTACATAGATCAACCCATTCCAAAACATGCATTCTATCCTGTAGGACTAGGTTATTTTAATCACAACATTGATTACTTTTCAATGATGTCTGACCAGATTCATGATCTATTACGCAGTCAACAACTAACAGTGTTATTCTACTATCACGAAGGTGATGGACCGCACCATCAAAAACGCAGACTGGATCAACTATGTGAGGTCCATCGATTACCGGTGAACTGTTATCGATTTGTCAGCGGCAATACTATGGCTCGACAATTGGATAGATTTGTTTACTTTCCAGATCACGAATTGTTTTATTGGCGTAACAGTGTAGTGAAAGACGGACAAACAGTGCCTGGGTGCAAACCACATCATCGTCCTCGCACTAGACAATTTACAGCACTTAGCAGAATACACAAATGGTGGCGGGCCACTGTAATGGCCAGACTACATCAACTCAAGCTGTTGGAATCTAGCTACTGGAGTTATAATACCATCAGCATGAGTGACGACGACAGTACTGGTCCTTTGAGATTTAATCCCATACAGATTTGGCCATTTAAAGGACTTGAATCAGATATGGAACAGTTTGTTGCCGGTGCTCCCTACAAATGCGATGATCTTACCAGCGACAATCACAATCAACACTGGCAATATGTACCAGAGCACTACGAAAACGCCTATTGTAATCTTGTGCTGGAAACATTTTTTGATGCTGACGCAACCAACTGTACTTTTATAAGCGAAAAAACATTCAAACCTATTAGACACGGGCAACCATTTGTAGTATTTGGCACTCCTAATACCCTAACTACCTTAAAGGAGTTGGGCTATCGTACGTTTGATCATGCTGTAGATAACAGGTATGATCAACACTGTGACAATACTGAACGATTTAAACGTGTGGTTTCAGCTGTGGAACAACTATCCCTATTGGATCTACACGAATGGTACAAGAGTTGCTGGGAGGATATTGTACACAACCAACAGTTATTCTTGGCACCAAAGTATGACCGCTTAAATAGTTTGTACCTTAACTTAATATCAAAATGATCAATTCCTATACCAGCTGGCAACCACTTGAAGAAGTTATTGTAGGCCGTGCTTTTCCGCCACACTACTTTGATTTTATTGAAAACGCACAAGTGCGTAACCAATTACAGCAAATATTAGCCGAAACCGAAGAAGATTTACAAAATTTACAACGGGTAATTGAGCAATATGGTGCCCGTGTACGACGTCCATCTTTGCCAGATCTAGATTGGTTTCATCGACAACAGTTAAGCGGTAGTGGAGCTCCATTGCCACCCTTGACTCCCAGAGATTGGCAAATTAGTCTAGGACAAAAATTATTAAGAATCATACCAATTGTTGAACTTCATGACATTTGCAATGAGTACAGCGATCAGGTCATCTGTCCACATAATTATACTCGCCTTAAACCATTTGATCCAGACTGCGTACTAAATGGTGCCAGTGCCAGTTGCATTGTGCGAGTCGGACGTGATGTGTTCTTTGACAACAGCGATTATCTAACACCTGTACAAACTCGTTGGATTGTAGACAATGTGTTAGGACCAGAATATCGCATACACGAAGCTGTAACTGATGGACATGGTGATGCTGTGTTTGCTATCCTAAAACCTGGTGTTATCTTGTCTAGTAAACACGATGAAAATCTACACTTTGATCGCGACTTTCCGGGCTGGGAAGTACACAAGGTCTGGGACAGTAGTATTTTAGCAGCCATGGAAGTTGGCAAATTTAAACAAGAAAACTTTAACGGTCGTTGGTATGTACAGGGACAAACACCTACCGCAGAGTTTGCTGATTATGTAGACACCTATCTAAACAAATGGACTGGCTTTGTAAGTGAAACTGTGTTTGATGTCAACTGTTTGGTGTTGGATGAAGAGAACGTGATCTTTAGTGCTTACAACAAACCAGTGTTTGACTTCTGTAGAGCACACAGAATTAATCCTATCATTAGTGAACTGCGTCATAGCTACTTTTGGGACGGTGGCATCAGTTGCTGTACACAAGATCTACGTCGTAAAGGCGGACTTGAAACTTATCTTTAACTGTGTACTCTAACGCCGTAGAGTTGTTCAAAGCGGTCTGCATCCGCACGATCATTGACCATGGGTTCGCCACGTATGTTAAGGCTGGTGTTTAAAAGAAGGGGACATCCTGTTTCTTTGTACCACGCTTCAAGTAAGCGTCTAATGCCCGAGCCATTATCTGGCACCGTCTGAACTCTACTAGTGCCATCGTGATGCACAATAGCAGGAAAAGTGTCAGGGTGGCAGCAACGAGCGACTGACTGCATATAAGGACTATCACGGAAACCGCGGGGCATACTAAAATACTCATCAGCCAACTCTGCCAATATAACTGGTGCAAATGGTCTGAACTTTTGTCTACGTTTGATTTCATTTACTCTATCCTTTATATCCGTTCCTCTTGGGTCTGCGAGCAGACTTCTGTTTCCAAGGGCTCTAGGGCCAAACTCGGCTCGACCACTAGCAACACCGCAGATTCTATCACGGAGTAAACTATCGATGCAGGCATCGACGGGATATTCACCAGCGATTTCTGTGCCGAGGTATGCATCCTTCCAATTAACTTTTCCTCCATAAGCGAGGGCGGCAGCACCAAGACTAGAGCCAGCGTCACCAGGACAAGGCATAATCCAAATATTTTCAAAATAATCACCAAGATTTCTATTAGCAAGACAGTTTAAAGCAACGCCGCCCATATAGACCAAGTTAGGACTCCACTTAAAGTCTCCGGCACGACGCATTACATTATATATCAGTTCTTCTGTTAACACCTGAGCACTGGCAGCAATATCTTCATTGCTGGCCCCAGATAAAAATTCTGGATCTATACCTATATGTAGATTCTCACTGAGTAAGGGACGTAGGTCTTCAACATATCGGGGTTCTCCCCAGGCAGCCATGCCCATGGTGATATATTCTTCATCCATTGGGTGTAGTCCTACTCGTTGAGTAACAGCACTATAAAAAAGTCCAATTGATCGCGGATATCCTTGTCCCCATAACTTGTGATATTGTGCATGGCCTTTCTTATCGTAACAGGCGGCGTATATTGATACTGTATCAAATTCGCCAATGGCATCAATTACAACCACTGTGGCCCGATCGTAAGGGCTGGTTTGAAAACCAGCTGCCGCATGCGATAAATGATGTGAAAAACATACTTCATTAGTGGCTGGTTTTTGATACCAGGCTCCTAGGTGTTTCTTTAATACACCACGTGTAGTCCAGGGTTCGGTGTGCTGTTGTCCTGAATACCATTGCTGTAAATTATGCATCCAGGGACGTTCATAAAATGCCACAGTATCATATTGCCAGCGACATAATTCTGATATTAATCCGTCGTCTAACACACTACAGTTTTTTGTTTTACTATAACGCTCACTGTGTCCGGCAAATAGTATTTCGCCGTCGTTGCGGATTACTGTGGCAGCGGCATCGTGAAAGCCGGCACTAATACCAAGTATATGTTTTGCTGGTTCTAATTTCATTTGTAGATAAAAGGATCTCTTTTACGTAGTTCTTTTAATTTCTTTCTATAACGTATTTCTAACTTGATACGATCAATTAAGTTACGAATCCATTTCATTTTAATTTCCTTATTTGTTGTTGCATATAGTCAGAGTCTGACCATTGATATTCATATACAGCTTCAGCGTCACTGGTGCGTATGGCCGCAACATTGAGTCTAGTATTTAATTGACTCCATATCTGCTGGTAATCTTCTGTACCAAAGCTACGCCGCAAATCCACTTGTCCCACCTTGGGATGTCCAATAGTTAGACTTTTGTCTTCGGGGTCAAAGCCGTTTGTTGTTAGCCATTCACGGAATTCTTTTAATTGTTTTATCTGCCACGGAAATGCACCCGGATCGTTGGCCCATTCTATGTCAAAATCGCCGGCGGCTTCGGTTTGTGCCTTTAGGCTGGTGGTCATTAATTCGCCAATCCTACTGTCACGTCCTTCGTCTTGGAACACTTCCCAGTGATGCTTGCCCACAGCTTTGTTAACGCCCACATACACTCCACCCAGACTACGATTAATGGTGTCTATACCAAACAACTCCAGGTCTTCTGCTTCAAGTGTAAAGCGTGGAGCATTTAGCCAGCACATGAGCTGACTGGGTCGTTGCCATTCAGGTGCTGTGTGCTTTTTACGCCAGCTTAATTGCCATGATTCAAACTCGTGACACAGCAGGTTTAATTGACGTATATGCCAGCGTGTACTATTATCAGCAGACCAATAGTAGTTGCTGATGTGTCCGCTACCGCCTTGTAGATCTTCGAAATATCTGTGTAGTTGATTAAAATGTGTGTGATCAACTCCGCCACCAGTTGCCACACTGTTGGCCAAGGTAAAATGATCATCTATTAGATATCCAATATCAGCTTGATTAATTGCACTGATACTTGAATTAATTTGCTCTAATAGATAAGCACCATTTCTGGCACTGTCGGCAAAACCCAAAAAACAATAATTCTTTTCTAAATGATAATCTTTTGCAATTAAATCATTTAGAGCGGCCAGCCATTTACGACTTAACGTGTTGTCATGTACATCAACATACACAGTTACGTCATCGAGGTCTATTTCAATAACATCAAGTAATCGAGTTATACCACTCATAAATTTCTGGGTCCTGTTGTAATATATCCGCTAGAGTGTATGTGTCTCCACGGATTGATTCTAATTGTAACACGCGACGCTTGCCTTTTGCAAGTGCCTGTTCAAAAGTATCAGGCCATTGTTCTGCAAAGGTTGGTCTGGTTTTTAACTGTAGCAATACTTCTTTTAAAGCACCTGCCGGTAATGTGATTACCAAACGATCCACAGTCTGGTCCAGTAACTGCCTGGGCAAGGCCAGTGGGCTTAATATGATGTCAGGCGTAAATGAAAACACCACTTTGGCCAAGATATCTACTCCAAATTCGTCTGCGAGTTGTTGGATGTTTTGGACTTCAAATAAACCTGGAAGGGTGAGGGTAAAATCGATCCGCATTTGTCGCCGGTGGCGGGATATGTCCAATCCCATGGCAAAATTATCTCGCCACTTACTATAATCCAGTCCTGTTCTGATATATTCTCCTGTGCGTCCTGTACCGTCCAGGCTTGCGCAGATTTGCCAGTCTCGCAAACGAGCAAGTATGTCACTATAAAGGTTAACACCGCGATAATCCACACGGCTAAGATTAGTATTATATCTAGCGTAAACATTTGGTCCGTCTCCTAATTCAATTATACGTTGCATATAACGCCAGTGTTGTTCGTACATCAAGGGCTCACCGCCGACCCAATATACTTCTTCAACACGGTGTTGTTCTACTGCATCACTGAATTCTGCTTCAATTTGTGTGTCTTGAAAATGAGATATTTCCGCTCGAACTTCAGGCTTCATCCAGTTGTTTTTGGTGTTTGACCAGTCAATCATTTCATGCTGGCGTTGTTCGCTTTCCCAAGCACTACTCAACATATCGCCACACGTACGGCATTTAAAGTTACATAGATTACTGAAACGATAGTCCCAACTGACCGGCTTTACGGTAGTTGTGCCGTCGGCTTGTGTAGCGGCCATGGCTGACTCATACTTGTGTTCAAACAAACAATTAAAGTAACTGCGATAAACATCTGTGTTTAATAGCTTGCTGTTGCATACATCGCACTCTGGCAAGGTTTCTCCAGCCATCATACGACGACGCACACTCTTCATATGTTCGCCGTTCCAGTGCTCTTCTAGCGTGATGGGAATATATCGACCTGTGCCCGACTTGGTATCTATATACTGTTCAAAATTCTGTGCAGGCTCACGACTGGCACAACACATGCGTCGTTCTGTTTGTGGAGAGAGATAAGTGTGTGTCCACGGTGCCATGCACAAGGTGTCTGGTTTCACGAGAGTATCCTTTGCCCAACTGATTCAAAAATTTGTTTTAAATCATTAAATTCAGGATGAGAAGAATTATAGATGTTATTGCGATCAAATTCTTTTTGACTATTGGTGCCCCAATTCCACATTTTTTGTAGATTAATATTTGTTATTCCGATATCATTACATATTTTTACAAACTCTGGAATTTCTTTATAGTTAGCGGCTTGTACTACAAAGTCCGCGGTTAATTGAGTGGCGAACCCACGTTGATCAATTAACTGTTTTACATAGCGTACATTATCAAGTAATGTTGCCCAATTGCCATTTACTCTGAGCTGACTATAAGTTGCCGCAGTGCCAGCATCAAAGCTGATTCTAAGCTCTTTGACATGTGGCAAAAATCCACTTAAAAATGCCGCATGTTTTTTCAAATAACTGCCGTTGGTTTGTATTGTGCTTTGAATATTTGTTTTGCCCGTGGCCACAATATAATTCATCAAGTCCATGTAGACTTCTGAAATAAAAGGCTCGCCACCGCACCAGCGTATGTTTACAGGCTGGCTGTCAATGCGATCAATAATTAGGGTTTTAATTTGATGTACTATGCCATTATTAATTCCACGAATAACGTGATCTTTATTCCAATTAATTACTTCTGTTCTACAGCTAGGGCACTTAAAATTACAAGTATAATCAAAATCAAAAATAAGGTCGTTGGGTATTTGATTTACCAATAATTCTGGAGACGCAATAAAAGGCATAGGGTCTTGATCTGTGGGTTGTGTTGTATAAGACTCTGACTCAATTGCTCCAAAAAATCCACACAAACGATTATTACAATAATAATACCGACCAGCTAGGATTTCTTGTCTAATTTGCTGTGCTGTAGTTGAATTTAATACATCATATATGTCGGTGCATTGCAGTATATTGCCCACAAATTTTGGAATCCAACTAGGGCTGTAACAGATATACACCTGTCCATTGGTATTAATACCCAGAGTATTCCAAGGAACACGGCAAGGATTAACGCCGGTTAATTGTTTATTAAAAAATACCTGTTGCTGACGTTGTTGATTACCCAGTGCAATAGCATCGCCAGACAGGATGATTGCTTGATAATTTTCAGTCTGCTCTCGAACAAATTGATCCAGTTCCTGTTGTATCTCTGGGTCCGCAACGGTGGCTCCAGTAACAAAGTCTTCAAACGCTGGCCAGTCAGGTCCGGCTTGTGCTCGATAAATGCGTGGATCAATTATTTGTTTAAGAGTGGACATGATATTCAATTAACTTGGCAAATTCTGGCTCGATGTCGGTGAGACTTTCTCCACGACGACCATCTAAAATAGCAATTTGTTCGCGTAACAAGTTGCCATCCAGACTGGCACCACGGTTCATAAAATCTATTACATGGTCAAATTCTTGACGGGTTCGATCATCTACCTGGGCGGTTGCTAATCGATCAGCTATGGCCTGTTTGGCTGATTCAGGCAGGGTAGCAATACTGAAATAGTAGGCATCGTGCATCATGTTCCAGTAGATAAAATCAAATCCTTGTGTGTTGATCCAGTTGGCCAGTTGTTCAAGATAGTAAACATTAAACACATTGACTGTGGAGCACACCTGCAATTGTATGTTAGAGTATTGACTTCTTAATAATCGAAAACGTTCAATGTTGGCACACACTTCTGTCCATACAGCATTTGAACGTTGATATTCAAACCGTGCTCCAACATCATCAATGCTAAATGCTATTTCAACCAATTGAAAGTGTTGCCAAATTTCTGCGGCATGCTCTGGATATTGTGTACCGTTGGTGTTGTAGTGTATTTCAATTTGTCCAGCACAGCCCTGATCAACCAAGCGTTGTAGTAAATCAAAGTGTTCTTGTATCATAAATGGTTCGCCGCCAGTGAATTCAATGTAGCGAACCTGGTCAACAATTTGATCCATTTCAGACCAAAACGTGGGATTTTCTTTAGGCCACGCACCTGCACGTAGCATTTTATAATGATGATTTGTTTTACGATCAACCAATTGAGCATCAGTTAAATTATCGAGCTCTTCAACCGCAAAGGTACTTGATGACCATGAACCACATATGCGACATTTCAAGTTACATATATTACCCAGTTTAAGATCTAAAAACATCAACGGCTTTGCGTCAATAGTCCAGTCTTGCTCAGGCAACATGTGTTTGAGTCTATCTAGTGTATGCATACGTTTACTGGTGCGACCAGCACGTTCTTCCCGCCAACACTTGCGGCAAGTCTGTGGTTGTTTACCATCTAAAAATTCTCTGCGTAGATCTCGCATGTACTGGCTGTTTTGTATAGCAGGAAAACTGGCATGATTTAAATCAAATTTATCTCCAGCATTGTCAGTGATTTCGTCATCGGCCAAACAGCAAGGACGTACAGTACCAATAGGACTAGTTTCTAAACTGACCCAAGGCAGTACGCAGAACTTATCATGTGGTATGTTCATGTCAATGCCTCTAGTTCTGGAATTATATCTAATATATTTTCATTGCGTATAGAATCTAGTTCATTGGTCTTGCTCCAAAACTTAGGAACAAGTGCAGAATTGTCTGTGGCCATTAAGAAGTTAACGGCACTTTCAAAACCCACAGTGGCACGATTAAGCGGATCCAACGGGCGTAACCACGACAAATGTTCTTCGTAGGCCAAGCGAATACGTTGTTTGTACTTTATAGGTGCAATGTCAATACGGAAGTGTGCAGGGTCTTGCAAGATATTTACGTTTAGGTCTTGTGGTCGGATCAAACCTTTGTCTACCCAGGTTCTATGGAATTGAGGCAGGTGTAGTGCGTTCATAATACTTAATGTAGGACTAATGTAAAAGTCTACATTAGGACATATAGTCATCATTTGCTCACGGTTACGTTCTACTGTGTCCCAATCTGTGCCTCGACGTATATACTCCGCACGTGGGCCCATGGCATCTAAACTGGCTCCTACTGCTACACTGTCAAACTTACGCCAATAATCAAAAACCATACGATCTTTTAGTTTGATATGTGTAAAGTTAGTATTGTAAATTAAACGCACATCAAATCGCCCGCGACGTTCTAGTTCATCTAGGATATTATAGTGTTCGGCCATCATCAGCGGCTCGCCACCAGCAAAGTATATTTGTTCCACATAGTCCAGGTGTGGAATCAGTTGTTCCCACATGTCTGTTTCAGTACGCCCAGCATAATTTAGGGCTACATTCTGTTCCTTCCATGTACCGCCGGCCAACTTGGCTTGATCTTGATACCAACTTGAGCTAAAGATATGCCCGCAACTACGGCAACTGAGATTACACAAATTACTGAAGCGAATATCCCAATAGCTCATTTGAAACTTGTCATCGTCAATACGTTTGATATGATGCCCGTGATGCTTGTTGGCACTGCGACGTCCTGAAAAGAAACCTGACTCTTCTTGCTCGTAACAACGACCACAGGCAGGATTAGGTCGCTCGTTCAACATGTCCTCTCTAAGCCCACGCATGGGTGCATCACGGTATATTGTTTCTAAGGTTTTAAATTTGGTATTGCCTACTGGATAAGCCATTTCGGCATGACAGCAAGGATATGCTTCACCTGTTGGATATGCGTGTAAGTGTATCCAGGGGTATATGCAGAATGTTTTAGAATCTCGTAATAAGAATTCTTCACGCTCTGTTAACTCTACCGGCCTGACTAAATCTGCTGAGTTATACTTGTATGTCATTGTACCAATCTTTTAATGCAGGAAATGTTTGAGCAAAATCTTTTCCACGACGCTGATCATATTGTGTAAAGAACTGTTTAAAATCATTGTGTAGCTTTGGCATGTCAAATGCATCTGAGTGCGGCGTTTTAACTATATCTAAGTAATCAATTAATCTTTGCATGTGGTTAACTTCGTGTTCGTGCAACAATGGGTTATCGGCATTTGTAGTCAGCCACTGTTCTAACTTTTCCTTGTGACGAGACCTAATATCATTGGGCAACACCAGCGGACTTTGAAAGCTAGGAAATCTCAGTATGTTTAAAGTAAAACTAATCTTTTCTCGTCCATGTATCAATTTGAACCATAATACCATGTCAAGGAATTCAGTCAAACTTTCCAAACACAATGCATTAATAGTATTCATTATGTGTACCCCGCGAACACGGTCACTGGTTGCAATACGTTGTACATTGTTAACCCATTGACGATAGTTTAGCCCATCACGGATGTATTCTGCTTGTGCCCCTATACTTTCGTTGCTGGTATAAATGTCTACTTCTAATCCTTCTATGCTGCCCAACAAACGATCAATGTCTACTTCTGCACCTAGGTTACTGTTAATAGCTAGACGTGTTGTACTCTTACCTTGATTGGTCTTGAACCAGTCTAGCAACTTCCAAGTTTCGCCTGACATGAGTGGCTCTCCACCGGTGATTCTCAGTTCTTGAAGAGTTTTATGAAGGTCTGTTTCCCACCACTTAAAAAACGCTTCAACATAGGGATTAGTTTCACCAAACCGGTATAGTTGAGCCGTATCGTGAGCATGAGTAAAGTGGCCACGCCCATCAGACACCAAGGACTCATAGGGGCCGTTGCGTTGTATGTCTTTAACCCATGTGCTAGAGAAAGCAGGGTTACAATAGCTACAAGCAAATTGGCAAGTGCGATCGAACGCAATTTCAAGTGTGCGAAGATTGACATCATCTTGATGCGGAGTTTTGTGTGCTTCATCTAGGGCCTCTATAGAGTAAATTTTACTTTTGTATACACGGTCGCTGATACTATCTCGACCCATGTCTTCGATCTTCCAGCAGTATTCGCAACCCTTGGGGCGATTGCCCAACTGCATGTTTAATCGATCTATTTTCTTTTCTACTGTGTTGTGTATAGCACTGGGACGAGTTTTAATTTCTTCCAAATCTATACTGTGTGCGGGCGGATGATGGCAACTGGTTGTTTGCCCTGAGCCCAACCAGATGGTAGCATTGTACCATTTGGCTGCACAAAAGCTAGAGCTCAGATTGTCTAAAATATTTTGTTTAAAATCTAAATCATTCATGTTGCCATCTTTCTACTTGTGTTCTTAGCTGTTCTAGTTTTTGATTATACAAATCTAATTTAGGCATAGCATCATAACAAGACTTGGCCAAGTCTGGTAGGAGCCGTTCATAACATAGCTCGATGTCAAAAAAGCTCCGACAGTCTTTCCACCGTTGTTGATTACGCCAAAGAGCCTTGGCTGGGCCTATAATGTGCCTGAATGGTATGTCTATGCTTGGGTTTTTGATAACTGCGTCGGTGTTTTTTTCTTGGTGCCAAACATTGAGATATCTAGAAATACCAAAACTCAATGCTTGTGCTGCGAAATCTTCTCGATACAATCCAATAATAAAAGAATCATTGAACAAACAATCCCAGTGCTCTTCCGGTGGTAAATGGTCCGGCATAATTTTTATTACAGATTGTTTTTCAGGGTCAAACTCACCTGTTCTAGCTGTTGGGCAATAATGAAAGACTTCATCCATAAATGGCAATCCGGTGAGCTGACTCAAAAGATCGCCCAGGGCTGTACTGCCAGTACGATAGTTGGCAATTATCACTATGTTCCACTCTGCTGGAACTTCAAAGCTATAGTTAGTAAGTGATATTTTAAAATCATTCATTGATATTTTTTGATAAATTGGCTAAAGCGATCGGGAAATTCTTTGCGTACTTTGATACTGATTTCCGCGAGATGTTGCTGATTGTATTTACATACATTATAACATTCTTTGACAAAACTTGCAAGGTCTTGTTGACATAAGTCGTCAACTACTGTTATAATTCTGTCCATTCTGTCTTGATCATTGTCGATCAAATCAAAACTTTCATCAATGATGCCGTTGAATGTACGGAATCCTATATCGTGTATGTCTCGATACCAGCCACAGCTAGTGGCACATATCCATGGATGCCCCATTGCCAATGGTTTGGCTATTTTTTCTGTTCTAAAGCTGTAGGGGTAATCGTACACAGTTTCGGTTACTACGCTAAAGTAGGTATCAATATAGGGTTCAGCATTGAGATATATTTCGCCCCATTGATTATCAAATAAGTCATTTTTTACAAAGGTACGATCAGGCGGTCCGGCCCACGACCAATCATTGGGATCTCGTTGATCGTTGCAATATCTAGCAACTTCGTACTCGACGGGCAAACTTTGCAAAGGCGTGTTTGTGGCCATGACATTTGTGCCGTCTTCGTAAAAATTAAAATTTCTAACCACAGTGGGTCTGCTGTCTAACACAGTCCATAAAGAGTTGTCCAGCAGTCCGCGACGTTTAAAATGCTCCCAAAGATATTTTCTATGCGGTCTAGCACGGCCATTTAAAAATAAAAACTTATAGGGCTTGTCAGTTTTACTAAAAATCTCCTCTGTGCGTTTCATTTCGTCAATGTTTTCATCGTAGTCTAAAATTCTAATCAAAAAATGATCGTGTAACATGTACGGATATGGAGCTTCTATGTCGCCGCCACTGATCAACAAAATTTTATTGCTTAACACTAGCTCTTCGAGCCCTAGCACACGCAGTTGAGCAATTAATGTGCTACTACCCTCAGCACTGTTGCCAAACACCATAGTATACGCAGGGTCTTCGGCCATGCGTTTAAACTTATCTACATTTTCAACTACCTGTTGGCGCCCCAATACATACACGCTATCAGGAACAGGTTTGTGATCTCCGTAATGAATAAACGTTGCGGTAGCGTATGGCAACAATTCCTCATACACTTCACTCATTGTGTCAAGGATCAAATTACGATTGCCTAGCATGGTATTCGCACTCCTTCCACCAAGCGGTCATTTCTGGAAATGTCTTTATAAAGTCTGTGCCACGCCTGCGATCGTGCTCGTTAAAGAAACGATAAAAGTCTGCTTTCTGTTGATTAATGTAATTAGGATCTAATCGTTGTCCGTCACGCATCCACGCTATGTCTCTGTCTAAGCGAGCTATTTCATAATCCTTGAATCCTTGAAAACGTGTTTCTTCTGTTTCAATTTGACGTAACATCCAAGCCCAAAGATGTTCTAGTTGTTCCACATAGCTTTCTGGAAGTAGTTGTAGGCTTTGCCAGGTCGGAGTTCGCAACACTGGCGTGTCAAACCATACTCGCTGATATGTCGTACTGTAAATTTTTCTAAGTCCTAGTATGCCAGCAAACAAGGCAGGCAAACCAGTGACACTGAGATTGTTCATTGTTACAATAAATGTAATGCTGTTACGTCCGGGTATTTCTGTTAGGAATTGATTGACTCGATCCCATAACAAGTCCATATCAAGTCCGTGTCTGATGTATTCAGCTTGCTCGTCCCAACTATCTAAACTAACGTACTGCATAAAGTGTTCAATTTTTTCACCCTCGCACAGCTCTTTAACATAGCCCTTGTACCGTTGCCACGACTTTTCATCTACACTAAAGTTACTAGTTACATTTAAATGCAAATTGGGTTTGGGATTGGCCAACACATAGTCAAACACACGATAGGTATTCTTGTCCAACATGGGCTCGCCACCAGTCATGCGGAAATGTTCTAGCTCTGGATACAGGGTTGGCCACCAAGACCAAAATGCATCTACATAAGGGTTGTCTTCTCTTACAGGAATAGGACGATTACGGCCAACAAAGTGACTGGGATCATTGTGAACAGTGCTAGTAGGAAACCCTCCATGTTGCGAGACTTCTTCGGCCCATGAGGAACTAAACTGTGGACTGCAATAACTACATTTGAGATTACAAACATGATTAAAATTAACTTCAACATAACTGGGAACAACATCTTCATCTCCATTTGAATTTACTACAACATTAAAATCCTTGGCGGCCCAGGGTTCGCCTGATCTATAGTGACGATCACTCAGTTTGTTGTTATCTTCCATAGCCCAGCAGTAGCTACATTCTGCAGGACGTTCCTGTTTCAGCATGATCTTACGTTGTTCCTTTTTGTAAGGAGTGTTGTGTAAGGCACTGGGATTGTCGGCCAGCAAGTCGGCCGGAATTGCGTGTAAGGGTGGATGGTAACAACTATTATTGAGTCCTGTGGGCAGGTGTAGACTTACCTGTTTCCATTTGGCCAAGCACAGTGCCGGACCCAAGTTGTCTTTCATGAACTCGGCATCGCCTAAAAATTTTGATTTGAAGTCTGTTGTGACTTCGTCTCCTTTATTGCTCATTGCTGAAATACCTGGTTAAAATCATCGGCCTTTAGGCCCTTGAGTAAGTTACGATTATGTTCAAGTTTGGGTAGCATGGTGATATACATTTCTTCTAGCTCTTTATTTGTTTGTTTGGCCAATGCCTGTACTATTGCTATTATAGCACGAACTTGACAATCTGGAGGATCTTCTGAGTAACCTTCGTCCCAGAATTCATCAAATGTTTCAAATCCCAAACGTCGTAAATTGCGTATTAGATTCTGCGGGCCTTGTACAATAAACGGTGTACGCATCAGCATGGGTCTCCAGATCTTTTCGTCGACATAGAAAGTTTGTCCTGAATAAAAACTAAGGTTAACCAGTTCTACAAAGAATTGAGGATAGTAGTCTATTATGCCCAAATTGGCCGGAACGCTGATGGTATCTTGACAGGCCGCTAAATCCAGTGTCAACGGACCTGCTGACAAAAGATCGTAGGCTCGATCAATTTCTACTGCTGTGGCACCATTGGCCATAAATGTTTCAAGTCCTATATGCTCTCGATGGTATGGCTCAGTCACACAACAATGATAACTTTGTAATGTTTGATGAAAGTGTTTTGCGTACAAGTAACTGGCCAGGTGTAACCTGTGCTGATTGCTGTGTCCTATAAAATGCCCAAAATGGCAAATGTTATCAAACTGTTTAGCTGTGGGCGGATTCGTTTTAAAAAGATCTTGTGTGGCTCGTAATTCGTACGCTTGGTGGACATGCCGAATTTGATATTCTGCGTGTTGTTCTAAGAAGTTTGCGGTTTCTATTTCGATTGCTTGGCGAGGCCATGACTGTGCTGAACATATACGGTCCAATAGATCATACAGGCCCACATGTTCAGCACAAGGACCTTCTCCATTTAGGCTAATTCTAACAGGTTGCTCATGTCGAAGCATAGCGGATATAATGTCTATGGCCGCCTGATCTTTGTCCCAAATTTTACCATCTATTGTGATTATTTTTATCATGAAATGTGCAAGTCAATATTTATAGCTGTAAATACTACATGTTTGAAATAGTTCAAGATTTTGAAAAAGCCATTGCTGAGTTTTATGGTGCACCTTATGCTGTAGCTACAGACTGCTGTACCCATGCCATTGAACTGAGTCTACGATATCAACGTGTAAAATCCGCTACATGCCCTAGTCAAACATATCTATCAATTCCCATGACCCTAATGAAATTGAATTTGAAATGGAGTTTTGTTGATCAATCTTGGGCAGACTACTATTATTTAGGTAGCACCAACATTGTTGATGCAGCAGTATACTGGAAAAAAGACGGCTATATTTCCGGAACCTATATGTGTTTGAGTTTTCAATTTCGTAAACATTTAAATTTGATCAGGGGTGGAGCAATACTGTTAGATGACCCTGTAGCCGCTGACCAATTGCGTCGGATGACCACCGACGGTAGAGATGTCAGCCGGTTGTGGAAAGAGCAAGATATTGATACCATTGGCTATCATTACTACATGCCTATCGAAACTGCAAAATTAGGATTGGAAAAGTTGCCAGATGCTATTGCTCAACCTGCCAGACAATGGACCAGTGACGAGTATCCATATCTACCAGATTTAACTGTCTTTAAGAGTCTTTAAGATATGATGAGCTAATAGTTGGGCGTAAATTTTTTGCCCAGCTGGATTAGGAAATTTGTTATCACTACCAATGAATTCCCTGTTGTTTTTGCTGGCAATTTGCATTAGCGTTTCGGCCTGGTAAAAACAATCCCAATCTATTAGTTGATACAAGTGCTCAAATCTTTTAAATTTAGTATAAAGTCTTCCGTATAAAAAGATATAGGGCTGATTGATTGATTTTAAAAATCCCTGCAAACTTATTTGTCGTATAATATCTGTTTCTAAAATTTGTTCAAAGCTAACTGCTTGATGATACTGTTTGAAAAATTTACCCACACTGTCTGTTTTTCCAGATCGATATCCAGCGTTTAAAATCCAGTTTTTGTCAACATAATCCTGATCATTGATTGGATAGACAATTTTTTCTGGCCAGTCGTTTACACTACTTTGATACTTAGCAGTATTTTCTGAGTCTGAGTACTGGTCGATGTTTTTGACTCTTAATCCAGTATGAGTTGATTCGCCCCACATGATTAGTACAAGATCATATGTTCGTTTGGCCAATTCTGAAATGGTAGTTTCGTGTATATAAGCGTTTCCTGCACCAGCAACACTTAGGTTAACCAAACTGGCATCAAGTTCGTCGCTGAGATAGTAGGGCCACGTCTCGGGTCCTCTTGAATTGCAAGTGCCGTTTACTAGAATATTCATTGATAAGTTTCATCTAACCAAGTTCTTGATACCTTGCCCAAGGAAGTCAACGGCAAACTATCCACTTGTCTGAGCAAGTAAGGAAAACAGTGTGTATTGACACTGACTAAAAATTTTTGTATCTGTAGCGGGCTATAATCTCCAACATATAAACATTTAAAACAATCTTTTCCAAAGACTACACAATCTTTGAGCTCAGGAAAATGTTCCATCAATTGTTGTTCTATGCTTAAGGGGTTTATTTTATAGCCGTTTATATTGATTTGATCTATATGGCGTCCTAATATACGATAGTACCCTGCCGAGTCTTGTTCTGCTAAATCTCCAGTATCGACCCAGTCTGGTACAAACAAAGTTGGGCCACGAATCAGCAAACGATCATTGACAATTTTTGCTTCAATGCCGTCGGGCAAGCCAACAGTGCCCATACGTTGCTCGCCATGTAAGGGGTTGGTAAAACAATGACTCAATGCCTCGGTCATGCCAAATGCTTCAATTACCGGAACTCGAAACTTGTCTCTGAGATGTTGATACAAGGTGCTGGGCAGTGCGGCACTGGCCCCTCGTATAAATCTAAGTGGATCTATATCCAGATTACCAATGACTCGAAGTATGCCTGGAATCGCTGTTATAAATGTTGGGGAAAACTTTGGCAAATTACGTATTTGATCCAGGGACAAAAACTTCATATCGCAACCAGCCATCTTTGCTGCCCAATAAAATCCTTGTCCGTGTGCATGACTCAAACTCATTACACTTACATATCGGTCATTGGCTGTGATATCATATGAGCGGCATATGGTCTTGGCCATGGTATCCACCTGACTTTGTGAAAAACTATAAAATTTACTATCGCCAGTGGTGCCAGAGGTGTACCAAAATACTCGTTCGTTTTTATAATCACCGCCCACTCGATACTGTTCGCCGTCGGCAGTAATCAACAAGCTGTAGTCTGATTTTTCTACTAGATATTTTTTTCGTGCATCAGTAGCCGACGGTTCGATAATCATGACACTGTAATCAGCAAGATCTTTAATGTAATCTTGCGGATTTGAAACACACAATACTGCTCGTTTCATTAGTTACCTTTGGATTGACTGATTTCGTTACGATATTTGTTGCGAAGATATCGTATGCTTGCCATTCTTTTATTGTAAAATTCTGTTGCATCAACATTGTCAAACACTGAACTACGCATGTCACTTAGCTGTTGTATTTCTTTGAGCCCAACACTTTTTGTAGCTTGATCTAATATTTTTCCAATGGTTATTTGTTTTTCTTTAGGCATGTTATAATTAGACATAACAATATTAAATACCGACGGAACATCGATACCTTGTTCTTTGAGTGTTTTTAGTTTTGGATCTGCAGAATATCTTGTAGGGCAACTCATGGCAATGGCTTTAATTTTAGGATTTAATTTTTCAAATTGTTTAACAATAGACATGCGTTCAATTGCAAAATTTATTCCGTTGTTACCAACCATGTTTATCACAGCGTCATAGTTTGATTTAAACACAATCAGCCGACTTGATAGCCCATATTTTTCAGCAATGGCCATGGCTGTAAGATGTGACACATTACCAAAGCCAACAGTGCCCACTGTTATTTCTCCTGTGCCAGTTAAACTGGATATATCCTCAGAACGGGTAGCAGAGGAGGAAATTACAGCCCAACATGCATCACCAATACTGTGTACAGGTCGATAATCTTCTTCCTTGATGATACCAGATTCAATATTGTCCACAAAGGCTGCATGAATAATCGCCAAACGTGATTGCGGATGTTCGTTCATAGTAGTCAACGCAATCGCACCTTGTGCACCTGGTTTGAGATCCATTACAAACACGTATTTTTTTTGTTGAACATTTGCACGTTCCAACACTTTTTGAAATGCCGCATTGCCGCCATGGCCGGCACTGTATGGTGAGTATACTGTGATAACTTCTTGTGCCATTGCCGGCAATGCCAAAAATAACAATGTTAAAAATTTAAACACAACTACCAGCCTTCTTGTTGTCGTATCACATCAATCTCTCGGACCATAACGCCTAGGTTATGCCAATTACTTCTATAATGATGCTTAAAGAATTTGCTTTCTTGTTCGTCTAGCCTGTTGATTGGCAAGTCCAATTGAGTGACCAAATCTTCAGCTACTCGCCCGGCTAGTAGTTCCGGATTACCAGACTCAACTGTTTGCCATAGATCTTCAAGTGCGGCAAAGTCTTGTACTAATCGATAATCCCAATCGGTCAACATGGTCATGTAGGTGCCCATACGACTACCAGCAATAGCCCAGATACCGTGCTCCACATCGCGGCCCACGTTGTGCCAGACGGTTAAATGATCCAAGTTACGCTGATGCACACGAGCCTGAAAGTCACTTAATGTAGGACGAGCACCCTTATTAAGGCACATCTTGACACCTTCACGGAATCCGGCACGCCAGGCCTGGAAGGCAGTAGCATTGGGATATGTTGTGCTATAGCAATCGTGCATGGCATAATAGTTAGGATAAAAACAAAACTCTACATCATTTTCTGCTGTGCCATCGCTGGCTTCGTGTGTACGCATGGCGTAGATAAACTCTTTGGACCATACGCTTAGTCCACCATTGCCGTACATAAGTCCGTTGACGTGATTCTTGGCACGCCAGCGGTAAGCACACACTTCATCGACTTCCAAAGTTAAATTAAAGAACTTTGGATCCGGGATATTATCTCCGTCAATAAGCACAAAGCGATCAGTGCCACTTGCATCTGCGGCTGCTTTGTGGGCAGCATCCGATCCCTTTACTCCGTCGACACGTACCGCCCATGGTACCATGTTTTTAATCTTAACCCATGTTTCTTCTTTGTTGGGTTCATCATATGTTAGGTAAATGCAGTCTAGGTCTGCTATATCAATTTGTTTCATTGGTTTCTAAATTCCATTTGACGTGTGGTTGATCTTCAGCTACAACAACGCAAACATCCTTGGGATTGCAACAAATACCATCAACGGTGCTGGGCACTAGTTTTGTTACTGTTTGTGGCGGAACAATTTGTACAATTTTACCATCAATAATGCAAATGTTTATGGCGTGTATTTGAAATGTCACTGGATCAACTTTGATATATTTACCGGGCTTATCCTCATGACTGTATTCTATTGGTCGTCCTTGGTCATCGTAGTACAAACGAAACAGCAACACTGGCAAGGTCCAAGGTTCTAGATTATTAAAAACTTCTAAAAAGTTTTGCGTAGTTTCATTCATCGTTGCTTTTTTGATTGTTACGTTTTTCTTGAATGGTCAGTTTGTCTTCGCCTTTGCGGGCTCGATTATGTCTAGGATTACCGCAGAGTGTACAATGAGCTTGACCACAATCCATGGCATGATGTTTGGCCAATCTATGCGGTTGTGCTTCATCAATGCGTTTACTTGCTGTGCCAAAGTTCTTGTGAGCTTTTATAATGTTAAGTTGTTTTTTGATTGCCCGCCACGCACGATGCATGCGTGTGTTGTGTTTAGTTTTGTCTTGATCGTTGCTCATTATATCCTCCAATTTTTAACGTGATAGTGTACAAAGCCTGTCTGTGCTATTGTGTTTATCCTTAATCCAGGATTGGTGTTTTCCCAAACTAATTCTTTAGTCCAATCGTTGGTACGAGTGGGTATGATATGTCGTTTCATGTGAACAATTTGCAACCCAATGCCTACAGGTAATGTAACTGTTTCAGGGCCTATAATTTGTGCGGCCATGGCATACACTACATCAGTTGTTGCTTGCTCATCTGGAAATTTCAACAAGGTTTTATATTGGTCCCAATGTTCAAAAATTTGTTTTACCAATTGAAAAAACTCTTGTGCTGTTTTACTCACACGCCAATAGGTTATAGCATTATATACGTCAGGAAGGTTGTTCACGTCAAATAATTTACGGTAATATCTTGACTGTCCTGCGTTGCCATAAAAATCTCTACATCCAGTACTAACAACAACATCACGCTTTTCGAACAAGGTCCACCAATGATCTACGGGGCTAGTAGCAATCATATCTGCTTCTAGTTTAATAGTTTGACGATATGGGCTAGCAGCAAAACATTGCCAATCATTTGCGTATCCACCTAGGTCACCAAACGGCAAAGGAACCACATGATCAAATACCGGATCGTCACAGCGTTTAACTGTGATTACAGAGATATTGGCGTCCGGATGCCACTGGCGAATCGATCTAGCTAATTGTCGAGCACAGGCCAGATAGTCTACCGAATCTGTATCAATGGCTGGAATCAAGTATCCACGTTCAGCAAGGATTGGCAACAATCTCTCCTAGTTGTTGTTTGCCCATGGCATGAAAGTCTTGGCGTAACTCGATCCAACGTGGTTTTTTATCTGCGGTCAAAAAGTCTACCCGATAACAATCCGGGTCCAACTGTGTTAACCGATGATTGGGTGTTAGACTGGCCAACGACCATGGAATGTCTGTGGTTTGTAACGTGTGACCATTTTCAATGTTTAGTGCTATACTGAGTGCATGGTCATTGCGATATGTTGCTCGTGTGTTGGCATATAGGTTCCTGTAGTGTGTCCAGTTGTCACGGATCATGGCCATGGACTCAAATACGGCCTGTGCTTTTTTGCTTCGACGAAATACCATAACTGTGGCCCACCACATGGGCATGTGATAGTTTCCAAACGAGTTCAAATCTTCAAATGTTTGTAACCCTGTAACATCGTACGCACAACGATGACATAAAAAATCTTGATCACTTTCTAACAACACCTGTAATTGATTGCTGGCTACCACGTAGTCTGCATCCAATACCAAGGTCTGATCAAATGGTGACGCTTGATACGCATCCATGCGATTCAAATTATGCCAGGTTACTGAGCCCACATCTGTAAAATGCCTTGTATTGGTGCCTGGAGCACTACTGTCGGTTATTATGTGTGTTGGGATGCCAAGATGTCTTTCAATATTCCGAGCCGACCATTGTGCCATTGCCACATAGTCAATTTGTTCGTTGTTACGAGCAAAGATTACGGCACCAGTTGTCATCTGTTTTGATTAAGTTCTTCGTATTCTACTAACCAGGCTGTCATTTGTTCTTGCCAGTGACTGCGTACTTGATCTCGAAACTCGCGAGTTTGCACTCGAATTGGCGTTTCATATAGGTCAAGTAGCACAGAGTCAGGACTGGTACAAGCGGCTAATACAGCCAATAACTCCGGACCTGCTGACCACATTCCACCAGCGTGGGCAAATGTCAATTTGGCTTGGTATTTTTCTTTAAGCAGGCGTTTGTTTGCGGCATGTTCAAAACGAGCACGACCATGAGAGATTAATTGATCAGTATTCATAGATTAATTATACTACAAAAAGTGCATAAGGTAAAGCCCCTTGCGGGGCTTTTGGTAATACTGTTATTGCTGTTATGTTATTGCGGCAGCAATAGTTGGTACGGAGCCGCCGCTGCCCCAGGTGTTGGTTATATAAGTTGTTTCTGGTGGAATATATGTGACCAAGGTAGTTGGTGCTGTACCAACAATGGTTGTGTTGGGTGATGGTGTATCTGTACCACCCGAGATGTTGTCACTACTACCTGCACCAGAACCACCTGGATCAACCCAAGTTGTGGTAAAGGTGATCACTGTAGGAGTAGCACTGTTTACACTAGCGTTCAACTGAATATACTGACCAGTATACGGTGCCGTATCAGCAAATTGCTTGTACAATGTCACCGGACTTGTAGTCAATGCAAAAGCACCAGTGGCTGTGGCCAATGTAGTTGCTCCGCCTGTGCCGCCAATTTTGGTAGTACCAGTGTAAGGCACACTTACAATGTTCTTGCTACCAGCCGATCCAGTCAAGTAGATGTCGCCACAAAGAGTAGTAGCCAAGTCGTTCCACTCAGGGTCAGCCAGTGTGCCAGTACTTGACTTGGCCACGTCCCACTTGATTCGGCCGCCGCAGTTGAAGAAATTGTTGAATGCAGTATTGTTGGCAAATGTAATGGTGTGTGTGAATGTTATGGTCCAAGCTGTACTGCCACTACCGGTGGGAGTAGTTTTTGCTGTACTTCCTGTCCAGGTACCATATGGTGTGCCGACTGTGAGAGCATTATCACGACTGTTGTAGCAGTTGGTAATGTCTGTATTAACGTTGGCCAACACTTGAATAAGGTTGGTAGCTACTGGAGCCGACCTTGAAGTGATTGTGGTGCCTTGGTGGCTGGCCATGTTACTAATTTTATTAACTAGGTCTGACCATTTGGTAGCTGTTACTGTGTCGTTAATAGCAACGGTAGTAATGTTACCTTGTCCGTAGCCGGCACCTACTGTGGTTTGTCCCCAAGTGGCGTTGATATTGGCACTGGCACCTGAATTTGTGCTGACAAAACCATTATAGTCTGTGGCTTGTATTAGTCCTGTAGATACGTAAGTCATTGTTGTTTCCTATTATTTAATTGTAACGATGGCTTCAACAGTGCCTTCACCATCATCTGATTTTGTTGTAAGACTGCGGCCAATAACATTAAATGCTGTGGCTTCGCCTAGTTGTGCTGTACGAGCAAAACCGTTTCCAGCAGCAACCAATCGGTCACCTTTGGCAATTGATCCAATGACTCTTACAGGAACTCGTCCAGTCATTGCAACTGGGGGATGTGTAGCGTCTGATCCTGCTTGGCTATTCATTAGATAGGCAGCTCTAGTACTTATTACACCAAACACAGTTTCGCTTAATTCCGTAGTAGAACGGGTAATTTCTGCTGTGCCACCCAGTTCAACCACGGTACCAGCTTCGTAAATTTCATCAGCAGCAAAGCGTTCTGCCACGTCGGCGTATTGAGCATTAACTTGTGTACCGCTAACAACACCGTTGGCACCGTAAATAGTCAAACAGGTTGTAGGAACACCACCAATGTTTACACCAAATGTCAAGTTACCACCTGATGTGTTGTTTTTAATTTGTGCTGTTATGCCAGAAACACTGAGTCGCAAATCTTGGTCAACACCAACTGCAAAACCTGTGTCATTCAGCACAGCCAATGTTCCGCTAGTTGTGTCGTTTTCGTCACTGCGTAGGAACTGTGTAGAGTCTAAACTGTCAAGCAACTGTGAATCTGTTGCTGTGCCTTGGAATAACCAAGTGGCACTGGCTGTAGACATGTTAAGACCTGGCTTGACTTGACTGAATCCAGAGATAGCTGGATTTGGACTCCACGCTGTGGTGTCCTTGCTTAGAATCATTTGAATAACATTATCAATAGTAAATTCAATAACGTCGTGTGTAAAGTTTCCAGTGTCTGTTAATGTGGCTGCCTGTACACCAGTGCCTGCCACAACTGATGGACCAACGGTTAGCCAAGTGGTGCCGGTCCATACTTTCAATAATTGGTTGTTTGTATCATACCACAGGTCACCGGTTACGTTACCAGTTGGGGCTGTGGAACTTGAAGTGGCAGCACTAATAGTTTTGAATGTTGTGCCGTTGTATACTTTTAATAGACTGTTGGTCTGATCCCACCAAAGCTGTCCTTCTAAAGGTGCACCTGGGGGTGTAGTGTTTGATCCGTTTTCCAATAGGTGAATAAAGTTTTCATCTAGAAAATCGCCGTAGCCAGCGTAGTTCTTACCGATCAGGGTCATTGAACTGGATGTATTAATTGTACCATCAGGAATGGTAGCAAAAATAGTACCGTCAGTTAAGTTAATTGTATATGCCATTTATGTTACTCCGTCCTTTTATATTTATCGCAAGATAATCTATACATATTTATGCTGCACTTAGATTAGTTAAAGTCTGTATACGCAGTGTATAGTCTATTTGTATCTGGCGATTTAAGCTCTTTTGTACTGGGTGAAAAATTACATGGGTAATTAAACGCAGGTCTGTAGCACTACCATTCCAGCTTTTTAGTCCTAATTCATCAAATACATATTCGCCATTGAAATTAGTACTGTTATCAAAGGCTTGTTGTCCAGCAGGTTCGCCGTAATCCAACAAACAAGTTACCAAAATATCAGTATAAACTTTACCAGATGTGTGTAGCACTTCCATTTTGTTGTTGGCAGGGTCTGTATCTGCTGCCGCATTGTCATCTACCACCTTGGCGTAGGTTTCGTTGTACAGGTCTGCGTTTTGCCCAGTGATATTAGGGGGCAAATATGTAATAACACCAGTGGGGTCTACACTGCTTCCGCCGTTGCCAAATGCCATTTCATAGATATATCCCAAGTTTCTATCACTCAATGTTTGTGCCATGGCAATACTAATGTTTTCATAATGAATTGCGTTCTTTTTATCCACTAGAACTTCGCCAGAGTTGGGATCCGTAATTTTAACAAATCCTTCAATTTTAGCTAAACCTGGTTGAATCATGCTCTCTTCTCCACAAATTTCTCTTTGGTGTTTGGGTCAAATATCTTTACAAATCCTTCAACACTAATACTTCCAGTTTCATTAGGGCGTTTAGCAACAGGTGTTGTGTTTGGTGCTGATTGTGCGGTATTTTGCGTCATGATGTATTTACCTTGCTTATTGGCCCCTCAAAAACTGTGCGCACTGATTAACAGTATCTTGTAACGGAACTCCGTCGCTGGGCTCGTCAATACCAGGATTATACCAAGTTACTCCACGGCGTACCAAAATAGTTACTTCTACGCCATTGGCCGGTGCGGTGCCAAATGTTACAGTGCATGGGTTATCCGCAGTAATAGTAAATCCAGCTTGCACTCGAATACCAGCAACGTAAACTTCTACAGATTCGTCTCTAATGGTACTATCTTCCAACAACAAATTAATATCATCAGCTACAAACGTTACAGTACTGCCGTCGGCTAATGTGCTGTTACTTACAATGTAATTTTGGAATTGTACTGGCAACAAATTGCCACGTCCTAGATCAGTAACCACTGCACCAGTGCTATGCTCTGCAACAGCAGTACCGGCTGTGCCACGTAACAATCCACTAACAGTATTGGCCACGGTGTCTCTTTCGCGGTACATGATACGCTCGCCGTCGACCATGAGCACTCCCCAAATGTTAAGAGTCAAATCTGGTTGGCCCAATGCCGCTACATTATCAACATGGATAATATTGCCGTCCATTGATAACGGCTGTGTTAGTGTTGTAGAGCTAGATGGTGTGATACGATATGTGGCTTGTACTCCACGCATATCCTGGAATATGCGGAAGGCCATGGCTTCTGGAACCACTGTGTCTGTGATTTCTGTAATCATCAATACATCAGCGGCCTGCATAACTCCAGAAGTTAAAATTAACTCTTCGCCAACAATGGTAAAATCATAGTTATTAAACAGTCGACGGCCATTTAACGTTACCCAAAGTCGACTAGGATCAGTAATTACACGGCCTAATTGTATGTCATTTACGGTAATCTCAGTTCCGGCACTGTAGTCAAACAATCCTGGAGCAGTTTCAAACGGGTCAAGCACAGCCGGACTATCAAAGTCAGTGGAATCATATGGTTGTACTATTGTTGCACCTGTGGTAATTGGGCCAACAATAACTTTGGTCAAAATGTTTTGTTGACGTGTGTCATTCCACGTTGTAACAGAAATACTGTCGCCATTGTTTGGTACAAGACCACTGCCTTCAACAAACAAGAGCTGACTGCCATTGACGTAACACTGTGTTCCTGCGTTTACACAAATTAAAATTCTAGTTCCTATTGCTGGCTCTTGAGCAAACACCACACGACGTGGATATCCGTTGTAGGGTTCAACTGCAAAATCAACACCGAGCGTCTGGGGAATATCATTAAGATACACATCAACTTGATTATCAGCAATCAGGCTTTGACTAAATCCTAAACGTTCTGGTAATAGATATTCAGTAGAGCCATCACCGTACCACTCAATTCCTGCAGAAGTTCTTGCACGAACTCCGTTTACAGTTACAATCAAGTTGTCAGGATTGGTGTATTCTAAACTGTTATCTAAGCTGTAAGCCAGTACGCCAGTGACGCCGGCAAAGGTTTGAGTCTGTGGAGTACTCCAACTATAATTTGTTGTTACACCATTGACAGTAGTGGGTCCAATAGCAAATAAACTTATAAAGTCAGTGACATTGTATACTGTTCCAAACTGAATACGAGTAGAATTAAATCCTGCGGTAACATAGGTATAATTGGTAGTTAATACACCATTGACAAAAATAGCAAATTCTTGAATTTGATCGTAGGCCACGGGCACTGTGATGTACTCACCAACATCAGCACCATTGTAGGTCTGTTGGTAAAGCTGGTTACCACCACCCAATCCATATACTTCAACTGTAACAATGTTTCCAGCACTAACTGATGATAGAATTGTTACAGTTTGATCGGTCCAATCAACTGTATAGTTGTCATCTAATGTTAATTGTACTCCGGTAGTTTGATTATAAACTATAATCTGTGCAGGATAATCTAAGAGTCCAGCAAAACTTAAAACAGAATCGGCTGGATCAAATACAAAGTTACTAATTTTTTCTGGGAACCCATGCCCGTTGCCTAGCCAATCTGCTCCAGGACGAGTATAAATTCTCATGTCTAAGGTATCAAATTCAGCACCTGGAATTAATTCTTCTGGGGCATGACTACTGAATACATCAACATAGCCTCCACCGTCGACATTGACATCAGTTGGGCGAGTTCCAAGATATATGTCAAGGTATTCGCTTTCATAGATTGCATCAAGTATACCAGGATCGTAAGTAGGACGTCCTTCTGGCCCATAAGAAATATTATCAAACGGGCTGATATCGTAATTGCCAACATCAAAGCCGGTGTTTTGATTGAAGTCTGGTGCATCAACTTGTACTCCAGGATAATCAATACCGTCAATTAATAATGGCAAACTTAGACCGGGCTCGTTAGCTGTAGGTGTGTAGAATCCCATGGTACGATCTACACCACTAAGTGTGTCAGCTGACACTAACATCCATTGTGCAGGATCAAATGTAGCACTTTCTACACCAGTACTATCGCCGCTGTCTGCTTCCCAAACTCGATTGGCATATCTAACTTGTGTACCATTATCGTAGTTAACATTGGGTTGCCATTCGTAAATGGTACTTACATATTGATATCTATCGTACTTGATAGTTGTTTTAATACTGCGGATCAAGTCATTGCCCATAACAGCAACAGCTCGCACTCCAACGCCATTACCGCCGGCAAATGATATTAATGCTGTACTAATATAACCAGATCCAGGATTATCAACTGTGATTGATACTACTTTGCCAGCACTGTTAATCACCGCTGTCATTGTTGCTTGTTCAACACACTCGCCAGTGACTATTACTTCTGGAGCAACAGTATATCCAGCACCGCCATCCACAATAGTTACACTTTGAATGCTTAACAAATAATTGTTATACCATTGTTTCCAAGGATCCATAGTCCATATTTCAGCATTAGGACCCGCATCACTGATTGTATTTTTAACCACGCTGTCTGACAGGGTATATGGATGTCCAGCAGTATCATCTTGTAGCACTGGACTTATAAACTGTGGCTGTGCCAACGCAGAATTCCAATATGCCGGAACATCAAAGTCTGTTAGCGATCCAGGATAATCGTCTTGTCCGTTGTAAGCAAGATTAAACTCTCTGATTTGCACATGGTAAGGTTTGACTTCTTGGATATAATCCAACACAAATGTTTGATTGTCTTGCAAATAAGTTTGATACGGCAACAGCGAACGAATCTTGTGGAACACATCAATAAAACTGTTTTTAACCAACCAACTTGGAGTGGTGAATTCACTGTAGATAAAATTAAACACCAACATCAATGCACGATTACGTTCAATAGCCAGGTCATCAATGAATAATTCTTCATTGATTGCTTGAATAATTTTTCTAGTCTCAATCACTGGTTCTTGATCAAAGTACTGAGCATCAAATACTTCAACATCAAATCCAAAATTACCAGCGGCATAGTTCCATAATTTTTCAGAAAACTGTATGGTACCATCCTGGAGTCCTACACGCTCCCAACCAAGATCGGTTCTTAGATAAATTTCAAATTTGCCTTGTGCATTGGCCGTAACTTTGACACTACTGCCCACAGGAGCCGCTTGTAAAGATAAAGTATCTAATGCTGAATATACTGGTACTTCTGCTATTGGCTGTACTGTACTATTATATCCAGGCAAGTACCAGTCAATATGATCCCAATACAGTCTTGTATCGTAATTTTGAACGCGAACTAAATTAACTGTTCTTTCTGTAGAAACAACATCTGAGATTGCTACTTCGTATATGGTCCACAAACCATTCTGTGTACTAGTAGATTCCACTAGATATAGATATCCCAACGGAACACTGTATAAATTTTGATAGCTGAGTTCTTCAAGATTGGCCACACGTTTGTTCCAAACTACAACACCATCAACAGTTGATGTTGGCTGTGGCTCAGCACTGTTTAGTAAACTTAATTTTCTACTTTCAATAATAGGAAACTGTTTTAATACGTTGTTAGCACGACCTAGATAATTTTCCAAGGCCATAAAACGATCAACAAACATGCTTTGTCTTGGACGGAATTGTACACCATAACGTTCAGCTGGGCTCAAAAACGGATCCGGAACTACTGCACCAGCGGTGTCGGCACCGCAGAAGCTGTCTTGTAGTTTACGATATAATGTAGCACTCAAGAATGCGTCTGGTTTATTTTGTGCAATGAATTCATATTCTGTGTGAATATTTGCGTCGGTTAATTGTCGATCATAATCTATGTGCAGTATTGTGTCTGCTGCCGATATGTATTCAAGTCCGTTATAAATGGCCACTGTGCTGGCATTAAGAGCAGCAATGTAAGGGATACCACTGTTGCGTGGATTTTCAATGTATCGAGATACGCCTACAGCACTAAGAGTTTTTCCAGCACCGGTGCTAATAGTTGTAATTCCTCGTACCCAATAATAGTACGTGGTGGTAAACACATTTTCTTGATTTAAGTTGCTTCTCACAGTGTAACTTGTGGTGCTCAATGGAGTACCAACACCGGTGTAGCTAAGAGGTGGAACATCACTGGCTACCCATTGATAAATGTCAACTCGACTGCCAGGGAATGTTTGACTCCAACGACGGCTGGCATATACAATGTCGTCTTGGTTTGGATCAATAAATCTTACTGTGTCAGTATCCCACCACATTTGACCCACGTGCTCAGATCCCCAACTGTTGCCATTGTTGTGTATTGACCCAGTGTTGTAGTTGGCCGGATCCACAGCACCAATATAATCTAAGTTTCTGCGGGCGGCACCAAGAATCTTTCCTTGCAACGGATCAATAAAATCAAAATATGTCTGCGTCGACGATGTTAATTTGTCGTACATGTACACGCCATTGAGTAAGTCGACGTCAACCACTGGTTGTTGTTCGTGTATTACTGTCCAAGCTGATTTGCGATCTGGATTATTAAACACATTGACACGACCGTAATTTGCTGAACTATCGCCAAGATCGTTGCCCGGAACACCTACCATGAGTCGGCCGCTGGTAAAGTTTACTGCAATACCAAATTGATCATTGGGCATTAACTCTTCTGCATAAATCTGTTGACCAAACACAAACTTGCCAGGATTTGTCACTGATGAGGTTGAGCTTGGTAGATAATCGTAGGTATAAACTACGCCACTGTTGTCAATTGGGTGGAAGAATGTGGTGCTACGATCGTCAAAATAAGTTTCGCCGCCGTCAAAGATTTCAGGTTGGTAAACATTGCCGTTGGGTGCTCCAACTACTAGGTTAACATTACTAGAATCAATGCTCAAAGCACTACCAAATTGTGCAAAATCAGATGGGCTTGGGCTGACAATTGTTTGTGCGTAAACAAAAGTATTCCATCCAAGATTGTCAAATGCAGATCCAATTACTCCAGGCAATACTGTAAGTTTATTAAAGGCTGTAGCAGATTCTGTATTTTTTACGTTTAATGTCATGCGTCCTGACACTACAGTAACTACTGCTCCAGTAATAGGTGCCAACACAAAGAATATTTGTTGTGTAGTGTTGTTGTAAATGTAATCAGATCCATAATTTTGCAATGTATCGTTAATATATACCACTGTGGTATAACTATCGGCAGCCGAATAAAGAGTTCCTATATCAAATACTTTAGTTGCACCGTTGCCAACAAATTCTGCATTGGCAGCCATCGTAGCTACCACATTAGGTATTCCTGCGGCATTAATAGCACTTATTAACCCTTCAATGTTATTGTTGGGAGCAACCGGCACAGCTACTTCATAATTGTTAATTCGTATAGTATCGCCAGCAGTTAAAGAAGGATTGGCTATAGTACTGGTTGTAACACCATATACCCGACTTTGATTTACATTTCTTTGTACGCTACCAGCTTGTGGAAGAACTGAGCTGTCCAACGGTGCACCAGCATAAAGACTACAATCGGTTGGACAAAGGTCGACGGCCTGCCCGTACGCTGTTTCATCCAATGGGGTATCAGCAGTAATCTTTTGAATTTGACTAAATTGATTAGTCGAAACGCTTAATACATCGCCTACTGTCACTGTTAAATTGTCAAGTAATGTAATTTCATTAGTATAAAGATTAACATTTACCTGTCCATTAATAAATTGAATTGTTGTAAGTCCATTGGTATCAGTAAATTCGTAAACATTTAAAAATTGATTATTTAATGCAACTGATACTGGACCAGTCACTGATCCTGTTAGACTATAAGTCACAGTGTCAACATTGTCAATCAAGTAATTTAATATGCTACGGTCAAATGCATATACAGATCCAGCATGTGCAATGGTTCTTCCATTGGCATCAATTGCAGAATCTCTGTTGCAACCAGCCAATATCTGGGCACCATTGGTAGCTGTAGCCAGACTAACACCAAATTGTGAATCATTGGCAAGGCCAGGAACAGAAATTGTATCACAATATTGCCAATAGGTGTTTGAAACCACATAAATGTTGGCACCGGCTGGCGGATTTGTGAGCAAATGTAAATCCGCTGTGGTCGCTGTACTGTCTTCGTTGAATTCGTAGTCAATATGTGGGCGTTGTAACACGCCATCTATTGTGACTACAAATGAGTAGATGTTAGAAACTGTATACAGATAAGGACTTAATGAAAATACTGTGGTGTTACTAATACCAGATCCGGTAAAGGTAAATTCTGTTATTGCTCCAGCATTTACCGCAGTCACTGTAATCACCAAATTATTAGCAGGAGCAGTGCCACCAATTTGTGTTCCCAGAATGGTCAACTGATTGCCCACTACATAATTCAATCCACTATTGGTTATTGTAACAGTGTAAACTCCTCGTGTGACATCAACTGTGAATTTTGCATCAAGTCCACTGCCGGTTGTTGAATTTTGTTCAACCTCAAAATAAGTTGCAGAATCCAACTGAACTGCTTGGCGGCGAGTTATAACCAGCAACTGGCCGTTGGGTGGAGGTACTGAGAAAACTATATTGTTTTGGTTTACTGTATAATCTGTGGTTTCGTACAGTAACTCATTGTTAAGGCTTACTGTCAACTGATCTGGTTGTGTATAGTCAATTACCAAAGAGTTAGACCAATTAAATGCTGTTGTCGCGCCGTCAGTTCTGTAGGATGCATACTGTTCTTCTACATCAACACGACCATACGCATAAACTCGGCCGCCGCTGTCGGCATATGGAGCTGACACATACATCCAACGTTCATCTTGACTCATTGCTACATCATATCCAAATCTTGTTGCACCAAAGTTTTGATCTGGTGCAATTAATAATTGTGTTGTACTATATCCGCCGGTGACTGGTGCTCGGTATATGGTAGCAGCATAACCTGTGTTGTTCCGACTAGCACTGGCTCCGGCCACTGCCCAGGTATTTTGTCCAAATTTAACTGCATTACCGTATCCAGTTACGTTAGGAGCAGTTAATTCTAATTGTATATCTTGCAGATATAGATTGTTAGTGGTGTCTCGAATATAAGAATATACTGCACCAGCATCGGTTCCGGTACCTGGAGCACCAACTAATGCAGCAGATAAATTCAACGGTTGAGTTACACTTACGCCATATCGTGAATTGTATACCAATGGGTCGGGGGAGAACTCATCAAACCCAGTGAATGGATTTTGTTTTTCTAATACTTCCCAATGTCCCGAGCCGTTGTCATCAACATAGGCCTTGGCACCAGAAATTAAAGAATTAGCGTATGGTAATGAAGCTACGTCACTGGCCTGTGACACACGCATGGTCTGTAGATAAAATACCAATCCACTACCTATTAAGCTGGTTTGATTAGAGCTTCCAAAGTTAAAGGCAACTGTTATAGATGAAATGCCTGGTACGGCCAACACACGATAAACACCGTTTACGTTGGCATTAAAATAACGGAACACCACGAGATCTCCTACAGACAATCCGTGCGGTTGAGAAAACTGTGCAATACTGGTGCCATTTAAATTGTCAGTGACTAAAATAAGCTGTCCAGGAACCCGACTACATCTGTATACGTTCCAGTCGTAGCTGTTAGATTTGGCGGCCCAGATAGTAGTACCAACCCCAATGTCGTTGATGTTTGCAGCAATGCTTGTTGGGTCATCAAGACTAAACACTGTTAGGTCTACATCATTGAGATTTACATATCCAGCACTAGGCAATGCAGTATCGCGGTTGGTTGTATATGTGGTTGGTAAAATATCAGGGCTGGTTAGTTTATAACTTTCACGCCATACATCATCTAATAAAATAGTTTGATTGGCCTGACTGGTTTCGCCGGGATTGATTACCTGCACGGTGCAAGGATCTGATCTTAAGTAGGCTTCATTTAATCTAAGCTCAAAGAAACTGCGGTTAGCATTTGCTCCATAGGTTCCGACCAATACACCCCAGTTTTCAAAAATTTCATAATCACCAGTTTCTTTGCCCAGGTCTGCACGAGTAAACAATTGTGCAGATCGTAGTGTACCTTTGGTAGGCAAGAATTGTTGATAAAGATTTACTTGACTGATATCGTCTAGGTTCAAATCAGTCATATACTGGCGTGGGCGGAAACCTATAAGTCCAAAACTCAATAAATCGTTGTCGCTTTCAAGATTGGCTTGTTGTGTGTCATAGCTGTTGGCCAATTGATTGGCTTTGTTGGCCAAGTTGGGCAATAGACCACCTTGTATTTTAGTGTAGTCACTCTTGACCCAGTCATTGTAATCAAATTCTACTTTGGGTTGTACGATAGTTTGTGCTGACCAATAGTTATTTTTATAAATTACAATTTCGCCTTTGGTGTATTTTTTGTTTGGCAACCATTCTTTGACATTACTGTTATTATTAAGTATAAAGCCTTGTGCATCTAACACACCATTCCACTCATTGGACGTGGCTGCAACTATACGGATACGACTTTGTCTTGCTGAGGTAGCAGGATTGTACACAAGATCTTGGAATATGCTGACATTGTCCAAGACCATCATAGTTTCATAACTGGTAAATTTCAAATGCAAATATGATATAGATTGATTACTTGCACTAGTCACGCTAAATGCATCACCATCACGTTGTACAATCAAATCTCTAGTAGGAAGAGTAGTGCGATTTTGATCAAGTAAAAGTTGTTCTGGGCTGGTGCTGATAATAGTATCAACTACTGATCCAGCACGGAATGCCTTGAGTGTAGTAGCACACGGATTTAAATTGATAATAGTGCCAGGCGTCCATCCTTGTTGACTGTAGTATAAAAACTCTGTGGCCATTTGTGTCCAGTCAAGTTTGTAACCATTTTCATAATCATTGAAAATTAACCCTTGCTTTTCAAGATAAGCACCGTAGCTTAAAATAAAATCAACTACAACAGTATTATTAACAAAAGTATATCCATAAGGTATTTGTACTACTGTATCACTATATTGTGCTGGTACTCGAACTGCGGTACCTCCACCGCTGACTGTTTTTAACAATCCGTTGCTGGCACTGGCAAAAATATTAAAATATGGCGTGGCATTGTTGTATCCGTATACTGCATAACCACCTGAGACTATTTCAATGATTAACGCACTATAAACAATTTCGTTGAATGGCTGATTTTTATACAACAACAATTGATAGTTGTTGTCCGGCAATGTCAAACTACTGTTGGTACTATTTGGACTTTGGCGTTCTAATATAACATCAAGGTATTGTTTGTCTGTAAAACTGGCCATACGATAGCATAATCGCACATCAAGATTGGCCAAATCGTTAGTCAACGCAGTTGTACTGTTACGTCCTAATTGACGATTGTAGTCAACAATCCAATCAATGTAACTGGCTTTGCTAACGCCGTTGCCATAGATCTCTATGCCGTTGGCATCTAGCCTATAACGTCCATTGTAAAGATATTGTTCTAATTCAAAATCATAACGATATAAATCTCTGTCGGCAAACAGGGCAAAAAATTCTGCTGGTTTGGTCAATATCAACAAACGCATGATCGCAAATGGATAGCTAGAGCTCATCCACCAACTTGCCTCTACTGGGCCGCCGTCGCCGGCACTCCAACTCTTTTGGAATGCGTTAGAATTATAACTGCCAACTACACTATAAAGTGGTGCCAATAACTCGCCTTCTGTGCCAACAGGAATAAGTTTTGTTAGGCCTGGTCTTACATAGTTGGGTTTAATGTAAGGTGCAATTGGGTCTGCTACCAAGCCAGCCTCTAAGTCGTCCCACAATACCAAGTTATCACTGGTATATGGGGCAGGACCATACCGTTCCTCCCACCAGACTGGTTTTTCAGTCAGGCCCAACATCTCCCAGGGAGTTAAATTAGGAGTTAATGTGTCGTAGAAATAACGATAGATACCACGCCAGGCACCCAACAACGGCTCTTCATTGACCTTGTTACCGGCTGTGCTATAATTGTAAGTGAATGGATTATTGGCAATGTAGTCTTGACGTTTATAATCCAGTTTGTTCCATCCAACCCAGGTCAAAAAACTTTCACTCAAGATATTATTGATATTTGTTTGAGTGTAATCAGTTTTGCGGAAGAATCCAGGAATTACTTCTTCCGCAGTTAGCGGTACTGGGTTGCCGTCATTTTTTAAATTGTCATAGATACGTTTTTCAAATTCTAATAATATTTGATCACGTATGTCAATGTGGCCGTTGTTGTATTGATCTGTAGTGGTGAAAGCAATAGTGATACTGCCATCATGCCCTTGCACAACCAATGCAGGATTCACATAGTCGATGTCATAGAATATTCTTGGCAAATACTTTGGATACAGCCCTAGTTTAGTAGGAGTATTAGGAACAAAGTTGCCGGCGGTGTTGCCATATTCATTGATGGTTACAACATCTCCATCATTCAGAGGAACTGTTATAGTAAGTCTAGGACTGTCTGTGGCCACTACATATTCTACATCACGAACCAACAATGTTGTGACTGGCTGATTATTAATAGTCCTTGTCAGATATACCAGTAATCCAAGATAGTTAGAACTGGTAAAATCATAGGTCTGTACTGTGTTGAATATTGGAGTGCTAATTGGGGTAATAGTGTTGACTGTTTGTGTGTACACTGACCCAGTGGGCAACATGTCGCTCCAATAAAATGGATTAGTATCTGTGCGTCCATTGGTAATGGTGGCTATAGCTGAATCTAATATTTCAGCCACAGTCATGTCTCCATAATCATTGCGTACCACAGTATCTATCAACAAAGATTTAAACTTGATGTACTCTCGGCTGTTGTATTCTAATGCACCAAAAATATCATATTCTTTGCTACGCATGAAATAGCCGGCCAAGGTCAACGGACTACTTTGTTGTAGTATTTGTTGACCAAAAGGAACAATGTTGCCCAAGTCTCTGGTGTTGTTTGGGCCAATAATTGGACCTACAAGTCCAAGCAAATTTTCGCCAACAGTTTCGTAATGTGTGCGAGCTGTGCCTAAAGTAAAGATACTATTGTTGGTATTGAGTGGATTATTTTCTAAATTAACAGGAATTTGATAAAATGCTGTTGCACTGACCTGATCACTCAATACCGCTACTTCAATTACATCACCTGGCAACACATAAGTTTTGCTCATGGTAATAGTTGTAGTATCACTAGTGGTGATGTAGGTATATCGACCCGGGTCTTGGAACTGGCTGTTTACATATAATTGTATAGCTGGTATAACGTTGTTGGTATTAACCGCTACATCTAATAGCAAAGGACTACCATCGTAAGTAAATTGAAATTGTTGTCTTTGAATACTGCGTGTAGCAGCTGGTTGCCAGCCAATTTCTCTACGATAATCTAGTCTGTTAGAATACTGTCTTACAAATCCACTACTGACATCGACAGTCTGACCTGTTGATCCTAGTACATAACCAAAGGTGTCTGTATAAAGATTATTGTCAAAAACAATATCACCAATGTTATCCAGGCTCAAATATCTTAAAGGAAATCCTAGCACAGCGTCTGGACTGAGATTGCTGGTTGCGTAACTAAACAGCTTACAACCGCGGAAAGTAGTACTTGGATATGCCGCACGATCGCCAAAACTAACACCGTTGGTGTTGTAAACATCAAACAATGGTGCTTGATTAACTGTGGTCTTTTCTTGAGACTCTAACCATTCAACACCGTCAAACCAAAAAGCCTTGCCTTGCAAGGTAACACCACTTAGACACACAGTACTTTGATTGTACAACACAGTAGCATCTGGGGCAGGTACCAAGTTAATAATTGGTTGTGGAATCTCTGGTGGTACTGTATCTGGAGTAATAAATTCTACTTGATAAATTTTATTTCTTACCTGACTATCGGTGTCAGCAGCAAATATAACCCGACTACCTTGAAGGAGTGAGTATCCGTCAATTGAATATCCTGTAGTTCCGTTAATAGTACTCAAGGCGTCAGTAGCGGTGAAATCAATAACATCAATTGGTTGTTTACCTTGTGTGCCATAATCAAATAATCGAGTACCGGCGCGATATTCTAAAATAGGGCGACGTGCTCTATAGTTTTGATCCACAGTTGGTGTCAAGCCGTTGAGTTCTGCGGCGTAAGTTATAACGTCAATATGGAACCAACGATTGGTTCGTGTCCATGCATTAAGATCTGGGCTGGCACGATTTATAACCAGATAATCTGGCACTAATGGTGCGTTCAGCGAAGCATCGTAGTTGCCAACATCAAACGGTGTTGAGTCGTATGGTATTGTTTGACTGTTGGTATAGGGTTCAGGAGTGACAAAATTTGTTACAGGCAACAGTTGTATAGCTGTGCCTACTCCTTCGACATAGTATGAATTATTTTGGTAGCTGGCTGGCTCAACCTCTCCACGGAATTGAACCTTCAGTCCATTGGTAAACACCACACCATTAGGGCTGGTGTAATTTTGTTGACCAACAATGTCTTCAATAAACAGTGTAGCTTGTTTGTCTTGGTCAATTAACCTAATCTGTCCAAAAATCTCTGGGTCAGTTCCGTCTTGGTACCATAACAGACTTTTAATTGCAGTCAACAAAGGAAATTCTTCAAAATATCCTTCGGCATTTTTATACCACTCAGTAGTGGCATATTGTGTTCCATAAAGAATTTGAAACTTTTCCAAGTTGGCCACAGACAGCACACTGTTTAATTTTATATACTTGGATCCGTCGTTGGCTGTCACATATTGTATTTGCCAAACACTGTAGCGGGCACTTTGCGTAGTAATATCTGTGGTTTGATCAAATGGTATGCTATCATACGTGCCTGCTTGACCGTCTTTGGGATCTGGGCTTCCGCTTACGATAGCATTACTGAGTGTTTCGTACGGTTGATCGTCGTAGGGTTGACCGTTGACGTCGTAACTTTGTGTCACTGATACTTGATTAGGAACTGTTCTTGTGATTGGATCAAACTGTGTGGTTATTTGCCAGCCGCCTGATTCAGTATCTGGTTCTTGATTTAAAAATACAATGGTCTTTCCATCTAATTCTGTAATGCCATCGATGCCAGCTGGATTGGCTACAAAAAATGGTCCTGGAACAATATTGCCATTGTCGTTGGTAGTAATGAACTGATTGTTGATTTCGTTAAATTTTAATGTGGTCACTAGATCAACAGTACCAGCTGGCTTACCAGCAATGTTGCCAATCTTAGATAGACCATAATAAAAATCTTGGGCAGTACTTAGAGGCACATCAAATGATACAGTGCCAAGATCTTCGCCATTGTTGATAACTCCTAGTACATCTCTGCTGCTGATATTGGTAGCATAAGGCAATACTCCGTTAACACCTGGATCGGTTTGAATCCAGAAGCCAGGACCAGTGCCTGGTGTAGCATCTTCAATTACAAAAGTTCCACGCATATTAAGCTGTGTGGAATTAGCATAATACAACACGTCTGGAGCATCTTGTGGCACGGTAAATGTAACAGTTCCAGTATATGCACCATTGTTAGTAACAGCAGGACTACCATCTGATAGTACACCATTATATAACTCAGTGTTACCTAGGGTGGCTTCTGTTTTGATGTAAAAAGCAAATGGGCCACTTAATGACAGCGTAAAGGTATAGGTGTTGCCGCGAACCAAAGTCAGCGTGGGATTAGTTTCGTAGTCAATTACATAGGCACTAGTACCTGAATTTTGTACGCGAAAGTTTATGTCTTCTGTGGCATTTTGTGCAACTTGGAACGTGTAATTGCCGCCACGCACCAAAGTTAATGTTGGGTTGGTTCCAGGAATTCCGCTGAATGTGTATACTCCGTTGGCACGAGTCACAACAAAGTCATCAGTTAATGGCACCCCAATGGCTCCTACGTCCACAGCCAATGGGCCAGCAGGTTGCCAATAATATTGGCTGTAGTTTATGAACTTATCAAAATCAACAAATGGGTCCCAGGTGTAGTATTCACTGCCGTACATACTATCTGGGTTAGTCACATTGGCACCTTGTAATCTCAATGCATCATTGATGCCTGGATAGGTAATTGCGTCTAATATGGTACCGTTATCATCAGGTTGTAAACTGATAACACCGGGCTCTAATTGATAATCATTGCGAACTTTAGTTGGTTCGATTACATACTTGTCGGCTGGGTTAACACCAGGGCCAACCTTGCGTCCAACAAAACCTTGTGTCTTACTAAAGTTTGGTTCTTGTACTAGCTGATCTAAAGTGGCGTTGAGGAACTGCCGATTGACCGGCGTTTGAAATATTTCTGGCAGGAATTCAACTGTACGAACTCGTGCCATTAAATTACTCCACTACCTGGAGCAGTTCTAATATTAGTTGAAGTCAATGCTTGAATTACCTCAATGTTATTAACTGTAGCGGCATTGACAAAAATTTGATTAGGAGCACTGCGTATTTCATACAGGTCGCCAAAGTATTTTTCTGGATTCAATGGAACTAACACTACACTACTTACCACGTCGCCAATCTGTGCATGTATGTATGCGGCCAATTCACTGAAATAAAATGTGTCGCCAAAGTCCCACTTGTCAATACTAAAGTAGGCATCCATGTTGGCCACTACTAAATTTTTAATTTCACTGACACTGGCTGTGCTCTGTGCAGATTTGATAACTTTAATTGTGGCACGTAATTCTTCCGGTGCCTTGGCACCAAACAGTGGCAAGAACTGTACGCTGTTGACAATCACGTTGTCACTAATCATTTTATAATCTTGTAGGCCTGCATACTCTGTGGTAAGCTGATCAATGGTTGGTGGTGTTGGTTCTACCACAGTGCCTGTGGAGTCTTTGATCCAGTTTTGATAGGCTGTGTAGTAGGCCAAAGTTACAACATACAAGTCAATGATATTTGTACTGCCTGGATCAAGACGACTGGTCAATGGACTATTATGACGATATTGTGTGTATAAGTCTTGGCGGCCAACACGGGCTATGAATTGATTGTTGAGTTCTAATACTTTAACACCTGACGAGTTGAGCACCATGGTATAAAATAATCCAGCACTGTAATCAATGTTTGTGGTAGCATTGGTAGGATTATAAGCGTAGAACACTTGACCAACCAAATATTCATCTTTAACCAGTTCAATGTCATTCAAGGTAGCATATGAACTATTAACCACGCCATTTTCAACTAATAGATATCTCTGGAGATTGTCAAAGTCCACAGTTTGTTGCAGGAATACCAATTTTAAATTTGGATTGATTGCAGGTGCTACAATTGTATTAAAGAAGTCAGGATCGTCAGGAACACCATCACTATCCATGTCTTCAAACCCGACTAGGACTTGAAAATCATCAACATAGCCATCACTTTGCACTGGCTGGCCAATAATTTTTAATCGAGTATCACCTTCAAGTGGTGTATTGTTATCTGGTTTGCTGTTGGTTTTTAGCACATTGACAAAATCGCTGATCACTGTGCCGTTGCGGCTGTCGTAAATTTTTTGACTGCCAAAGTAGAAGAATCTGTTTTGTAATACACTACCATAATAGTAGTCTAAGCTACGAGAAACTATGGTGTATTTTTGACCATCAGTTGTGGCTTGTATAAACCAACTGGCATCAGCATTTGTACCCGAGGTACTGCCAGCATTGGTGGTGCTCCACTGTGCATCTACAGCAAGATTGCTAGCAGTGATTACATACCAAGTGTATGGTGTTCCTGTGACTGTACCTGTGCTGTCATAGCCTAGTCCAAAGTTTTGATTTAACAAAATTTGATCAAGTATACTTTGTCTTAGGGTTGTTGAGAAATCTGTGATAAACAACGGAATAACCTGTGCAGCAATTGCACCAGTTGGCACATAGTTATTAAGAACTACTGGTCCTTGACCATTAGGCAAATTACCAAGTCCTTGGGCCGTTCCGTCAAGGTATACTGCCGTTGGGCTGGCCCAGATAACTGTTTTTTCATCGGCACGAGTAGGAGTTCCTGCTTTGAGATTGTTGTTTTCGTCAAAGAAGTATCCAGCTGGCGGAACAAATTTAACTAGAGAACCAACCAGAACATATTTCATATTGTTGCTGGCATAGGTGCCAATGCTCACAGGATTGCCTAGACTGTTTTCAAAGTATCCAGTTGTTTCGTTGGCCAGTGTAGTGCTTTGATTCCAAGTGTTGTTAAGCACCAAGAGACTTGGGCGAGTGTAATAATTATAATAAAATTGTTGGGCTCCGGCTTCAATCAACAATGGTGTTAGTCGATTAATAATCACATCAGTCACGTCATTAGTAGTCAAATATGTAAACTGAAACGCTGGTGTATTCACTGCTTGATACAGTGCACCGTCGCTGAAAAATGAATTGGTACTGGAATATTTGCCTGTGCCGTCAACCAGATCAAGATAACGACTTGTGCCAATTGACGCACGATTTAGTGCTTTGCTTTTTAATATGGAGTTGTAGGCGGTAAAGGGAAAGTTATTGTAGTCTTCGCCGTTGACCATACGATTCTGTGTGTAGTAACGAGCCGGAGCACGTTGTTTGATCTCATCAATTGTTTCACGTGCCTGGGCGTTGCTAACAGGTTCTGTGATACCGCAGGTAAAGGTAATAGTTTCAATCTGTCCGGTACGACTTACATAACTGATAGGAATCTGTACACTTTGCATTTCTTCTGGATTGATAATGTACTGCAATCCATTTGACGCACGAACATAACAACGGAAGATTCCCACTGGAATAGTTGAAAAAACACCGTCGCCAAAGTTTAGTGTGATTTGATCATTGACACGACTGGATACAGAAAATATTGTTCTTGTATCGGGTGCCAGCTGTTCAATGGCAGCACCATAAACGCTTTCAACAAAGGTCCATTCTTTGGCAATGTTGCCTACGTTGTCTAACTGATAGACCCAACGGTCGGTATTGTTGACACCTTCAATGTTGATGTTAACTGTACGATTGGCCACACGCTCTGGCAAGTTAAAATCTTGATTCTGTAGTACGCCTTGCTTGAACAAGAAGAAATAACCAGTGTTGGCTGATGAAAAGCCCAATTCGTCATTGCGGAACAACACATTAAATTGTCCGTTGGGCCTTGGACTAGGTTCGTAAATAAATTCTTTTCCAGTGGCAGTGGCGTTGACTGCTTCAAACGGCATGTTTACACCATCAATGGTTGCGGTGTAAGGTATCACTGGCAGGAATCCAGGAATCAAATTAATAGTGTATTCGTCAGTGCGTACACCTAAAATAGTATTTCTTGCACCAGGACGACCCACACGTTGAGTGTCTACTAAGCTGGCATTGACAATGGCGGTAAACTGTTCTTGCCAGTCAAAGTTGCTAGGGTCTGCCCAGTTTACTGTAACGTTGGCCAGGTTAATGCCGTTGTAGTCAACTACGTTTTCTGTGGTCACTACAGAAAATACTTTGAGATAACCGTGTGATTCGGTGTTGCGTTTGGGAGTGTAGCTGACCAAGTTGGCCAAGCGTACAACACTGTCTCTACGTTCAGCTGTGTCTAGGTAGTTTTCACGTGTGTTTAAATCTGTACGGAAGGCCAAGGCTTGACCCATGAATGCCATGACATCAAGCAAGGCAATAAATTCTGAACTTTCAATATAGTCATTAAATGTTTCTGGATAATACAGGCGTAAGTAGTCTACAAAACTTTTGCGTAAGGTTTCAAAATCGTAACTTTGAAAGTCAGCTTCGCGATAGGTTTGATAGATTCGTTTCCAATCTTCAACTCCAAATATCGCAGTTTGTCTAGTAGTCTTGGCCATGATAATCCTGTGTTTTTGTATTTATGGGATTAATAAACTGGGTAGTTAAACATAGCTGGCCTGGCGTTGTTGTTGATCAAAAAAGATACTCAAACGCTCGGCATCGCTACTAGGAACGGCCTGTATTTCTACTTGAATTAGCATGCCATTTTGCTGTGGAAATAGTTGTACTCCGGCAAGATATAGTCTGGGATCGCCGCCACACACACGTTGTATTTCCGCGGTGATTTGACGTTCAGTTTCTTGTGTTTGATTCTCAAACACATAATCCCAGATCACTGTGCCATAAGCAGGTCTACCTACCAGTTGCCCTTGTCGTATGTTAAGAGCATTGAGTAGATCACGTTTGATTAATTCAAAGTCTACAACTGTGAATTTTTTATATTGATCAATTGTATTAAATCCGATAAATGTTGGCATGACTGTATTTACTCTTTATTAAACCGCGGTAGAATAGCCACTGTCATTAGAGGATTGTAGTGCAGTCTCTGCTTGTTGTATGTCTAATCGTTCAGCCACACTAGGCAAACTGGGGTATTCATACACAGGCAACGGAATCTTGGCACTGCCAATAAATCGTTTGGTAGCTGCGTCAACTGTTTTACGATTTACAGTGTTATTAAATCCAGCAGCCACTTGTGTTCCAGAAACTAAATCACCACCACCACCGCCGAATCCGCCAAAGTCACCAAACCCGCCAGCAAGGTCTCCAAAACTGCTCAGGTCAAAACTACCTAGGTCAAAATTGCCAAGGTTGTCAGCTAAACTAGCAAAGCTACTGCTAAGATTGTCTGCTAGCCCACTAAGTTGTCCTTCTAAGTTTGAAAGTTGGCCACTAAGTTGTCCTTGCAGATTTGAAAGTTGGCCACTAAGTTGTCCTTGTAGGTCGCCAATGCTAGGAAGGCTATTAAGACTAGCAAGTGGATTGTTAAAATTTGTAGCAAATTGACTGGCCTTGCCAAGTATGTCCATTGACCCATTTAGATTTCCCAGCGATCCAGGGACTAGATTTGTTAGGTTATTAGTGATTCCGTTTAGATTACTACCAAATCCTCCAGTTAAACTTTGCAAACTACCAGTAACTCCTCCAGCCAGATTAGTTAAACTTCCGCCAACGATGTTGTTCAAGCTACCAGTAAGTGCAGAAACACTGCCAAGTCCACCGGCACCGGCCCATAAGGCAGTGGCGTCGCTGCCAAACTTGCTGGCGTTGGCAACCAAGGCACCAATTTGACCAGTTACTTGATTTGTTATACCTGTAATACTGGTGCCAATGCCAGCAACATTCAAGTTGGCCAGTCCGCCCAGGTTGCCTAACCCAGAGGTCAGGCTGTTTGTAACTCCCGAGGCAATGGTACTTAAATTAGGTAACTGAAAAGATCCAGGCCTTGACAACAACGAAAGTGCTAGGCTTCCGCCCAACTGTGCCAGGGATGAAAAAGTTTGTAATCCGTTGTTTGTGTATATTGTACCTTGGCTTGTGGTTGTTTGAGCAGACGGAACTGTACGAATGACTCCTGCGGCCTGTAAGGATTCAAATCCACTTTTCATGAGATCGGTTTGTATATTATTTTGCAAAGCTTCGTCAGCAAGAATATTATCTAGTGAGGTCACTCCACCAAGTCCAGTCCATACACTAGGAGTGTTCATTGTGTCTACAAAACTGTTTGGATTATCGCTTAAATATTTGGCACTGGTTCCAGGTTTGACATATCCGGCTTGTTCAAGTTGATAGGCAGTGAGTCCGTATTTGCCAATGCCTTTTTCTAAGGTTATTTCATCTGCTGCCTGATCTACAATGTTAGTAATTTGTGCCAGTAGTTTTTGTACATCGTCACCACTAAGTGGGCCAATTGGATCAGGTACTAGGTCGCCGCCTTTGGCCAACACTATGTCAGCTTGGTTGATTGGGTTTGTTAATGGTGTATTAACAAGATCTGGAATGCCAGTGACTGTGGGCAATCCTAACACCACAGCAAGGGCTGTAGAACTTTCTACACCAGCTGTGCCACGTTCAAGACGACTGAGTTCAAATTTTACAGCTTTACTAGCAGCACTAGTCAGCGTTTGTCCTGATTCGTAGCCAACTAAACTTCCTGAAGCAACTTGTTCATAGAATATTCTATCAGCCTGAGCCTGTGTGGCACCAGTCGGTCCAACGACTCTAAATTTAGTACCTGACGGGAGAGTATAGTTAAAAATACTCATTCTTTGGTTATACTCCAATCATCTGGCACAGTGGGCGAATCAGGGCTGGCTGTAGTTTGACCTTTTTGTAAACTTACACTGGCTGCTACACCTTGATTATGGTAAGGATACGGTTCGTGCGTTGGTGCACGAGTTACAATACTTTCTAGGCCAGTGGCACTTACGGTCCATCCGGTGCTGTTATTAAATGTGGTAGATGGCATTTTGGTTTTGGTAATACCCTTGGGTGTTGTTATGTCCCCAGCAGCACCACCATTGAGATTTAACACACCGCCTTTGAGACTTAGCGTGCTGCCACCATCAAAGGTTCCTGTTGTGCCTTTTAACGCCAAGGCTCCTTTGCTTTTAATGCCTAGTTTACTGCTGGAAAATAAAGTTAGCTCTTTTTTGCAGGCCACATCCAGGCCACCGTCACTTTGTATAGATGTGCTGGTCTTGCTTTTAATATTAATTGTTTTACCGGCATACATGTTGATATCTTCGTCAGCATGTATGTTTACTGTACCTTGTGTTCTTAAGTTAATTGAGTTGGTACTAAACACATCTAGTGTGCCTTCTTGTCCTAACTCAACCCAGGTTTGTCCGTTAGCGTGACAAATGTAAAAACAATTGCCATCGTCGCTCATGGTTATTTGATGTCCTTTGGCAGTTCTAATACGAATCAAATTGTCATTGCCTTCAAGATCACCATCGTCCATGACCAGGGTGTGTCCGCCTCTACGGCCAATTACTTTGAGGCCGGCCAATGTTTGTTTGTTTAAAGTATCTAATGCTTTGTCGTCGCCGGTGCCGCCAAGTCCACCTTGATAAACTGCACGACCCGGTGTGCTGATTCCATAACAGTTGCTAGGGCTTTCGCGTTGACTGGTACTACCAATACTGCCTCGCACTGGATCAGCCAATAAGCCTTGCTGGAACAATGCAGCTGCCACAAATGAATGTACAGGTTTTTTCTCGTCAAAGAATCTGGGACTTTCGTTGGTCTTGGGATTTTTAACAGAATTGTTGATTTCAGTTACTGGCAGTAGTGGAGCATTTGCAGTATAAGTTCCTTGATTTTTATTTTGTACTTCGGCACGAGCCTTGGGCACAGCACCAATAGCTGGAATCATATGATTGATTCCCGGTTCAGGTATACAACCAATATAGTAACCTTGATTGGGATCGCCGTTGACAAAAAAGCACAAAACTCGTGTACCTATGTCGGGTGGTGTAAACCACATGCCATAACTTTGTTGGTTACCTGATAGGTATGTACCTGTGCCGGCACTGCCACCCTTGGGTGTGGCTCCGTAGAATGGCGGACAATAACTTACTGTTCGCCACAGGGATTGATCTGTTAGATTTTGAGTGCCATCTTTGTTGGTATCGGAAAATTCTGCAACCACCACTTGTAAACGTCCGCCACGTGTCTGATCCACATTGTTGACTACTACGCCAACAAACGGACCCATTTCTGTGGGCATGCCCCCACGATCAAGTTTGTATCCCTGGGGGCGTCCTCGACTGCGTTGTGTATTCTCTGCCATTATGCCTCTCTCGCCATTATTTGTCCATCTTCAATTATACCGTCATTTTCTGCATCTCCGCCAGCAGCATCAATTGGCTCAATGTCGCCATCTGATGTAGGATCTTCGGGTCCTGGATCTATTTCTGGAATATCAAGTTGATTGTTGGCGTCTTCGGCTAGTGTAAATGTTCCGTCGCCGTTGTCAATCCATTCATCTTCAGTACTGACCATCACTCCGTCAACTTCTGTCCATTCTCCTGGTGTATTTTCAGTAGCAGCCGGGTTAGTAGTATCTCTAGTTCCTGCATTAGATCCAGTGCCAGCAGTGCCTGGTAATGTGCCATTGCCAATTCTTCCAGCGGCATTATTTACTCCGCCTGTGGCAGTAGGTCTACTTCCTAGGGCCGCATTTTTCTTAGCACCAACAGCAGGGCGACCCGACGCTTGACGATCCTTAAAGGTCTGATCTGGCAAGTAAGTTAACAATACACCTTTGAGTGTTTGGGTAAACTTGCCTCGTGCAAATTCACTTAGGCATTCGGTGGCTTGATACACATAACTTTGTCTGGTAGCACCAGGTTTGTTATTACTTTGAAACACGGTATTTCGTACATTTGGATCAATAATACCTGTAGCAAGATTGTAGTCACTAGGAGTATTAATTAAAATTTCAAACAAAATTTGTTGACTGTCAAAGTTAATGGTGCCGTCGGCCATAAACGGATTAGGATTAAACGTTTTGGCAAATACCGGATTTACATCTCCTTGCTGAAGCCAGGCTGGATCGCCTATGATTTGCAATGTAGCACTGGCTAAATCACCTGGATTAAACAACGCATCTGTAAAGTTAGCACCAATTTCGTTGACATTATTTTTGGCACCTTGATTGCTTTCGTTACTGTTGGGTTGGAAATTGGTTTTAATAGCATCTTGAATTATTGTTCCACCCAGTTGTCCAGGATTGCCAGACATCACTGCATGATACAAAGCATTGTAACTTTGTTCATAGCTAAGAACCTGTGTGTTTTCTCCGGTGAACCAATAGTTGTATTCTTTGTGTACTCCATTGAATTTGGGTATTTGATAGTAGTTGGAGATCAAGTTACTGAGCTTGTAAGGGCTGACCACATACTTGATGTCGTAGGCATAGTCATTGCGTTTAGGATCATATTTCTTGGGCGTGGCTATCATGTTGATTTTGAAACTGGCCACATTGTTGCCAGGTTTACCATTGGATTCCAATTTGCCGCTGGGTTGTTCACTGGCTTTGACAATGGCCTGATCAGTAACATAACTGCTGTTTTGTAGAATCTTGGTTATGAACTGTACAATTTGTGTTCCGGCTACTACACTGAGATTTCTAGTTTTATTGTCTACACGATTCTTTGCTGGGTCTTTTGCGTCGGCCGCTGTAGCAGGCTTGGACGACCCAGTTTGATTCTTTTCTGGATTCTTGACTTGTATTGTTGCTTGTTCTAGACTAGGGTTAGCAAATTCTACGCTGTAGGTATCTGCGTAGGTATAAATTCCTTTTTTAACCAACTCTTGTTGAAATTGATTGAGTGCCGAAAACAATCCTTGACGTATTGTAGGTTTTGGTGAGGGAGCTGAACTGGCCTTGGGTGGTGCAGCTGGTGCATTAGCTTCGGCACTGCCTTCGGCTCCCGGTGCCTCAGATGTTGTGGTGCTTTCTCGTTCATTAGTGGTAGGCACAGCAGTTGCACCAGCAACTGTACGCGACCCTGTGACTTGATCTGCGGCATTGGTGTCGTTGACTGGTTTTCCAGTTTTTCCATCTACTATTTGTGCCGGGCCGTTGAGGGCTTCTTTTACGGTCATTCCGCCTAGCTCAACATTGTATGGAATACTACCACGTACTGCACCAGCTGCAACTTGTGTGCTGACGGCAGTGCCGGTTACTTCATATTCTACAACTTTGTTGGCCACTTTGAATTTAATATCACTTATGGTAATGGGATAAAATTTTTCAACAAATGCACTGCCAGCACCGGTGCCGTTGAATACTCCAGGAACGCCGCCTTGAACTAATTTTCCAGTATCGTCATAGCCATAGAATCTAATGACCAAAAGATAAACAGCTGACGCATAGTTTTTCTTTTTTTCACCTGCACCGCCCAGATACGATTGCACAGCTTTGTCAAGATTTGGTATTAAAGATATACCATTGGGTTCTGTAATGGTAAATTTTACGTCATTGACATTGTGTGCGGCATTGGTGCCCTTGCCTGTAATTACGCTTTTAAGAACAATTTTATCAATGTAATAATCATTGGAAAAATAAGGATTGCGGCCGCCTACTGGAGCACCACCACTTTGAATTAATAATTGACTGCCGGCTATGGTTTTTTTTGATGACTTCATTAACTGTGTGTAGGCTTCGGGCTTCATCAAGTATAAACTGGCCGCATAGGTATAACTACCGTACTGATCTAATATGTTGGCCTGTGGTATAATTTTGCCAGTGTTGAACACTCCATCGATTGCAGTTCTTGTAGTATTTTTAGTTACAGCACCTGAGTCGTCTCCGGGTGCTCCTACTCCGCCTTGTGTGGTTGCTCGGCCTGGAAAGAAATTGCCACGGGCATTAGGATCAGAAGGTGGCGTGGCCTGTGTGTTGTTTAATGTTCTGATTGGATCGTTGGTGCCAACTTCAACATCTTCGGCGGTTATTCTGCCTTCAACATCAATGGGTTCCGGTGCTGGATCATCGGGTGGGTTGCCGGCATAAGCGTCATCACTGCGAGCCTGTGCTTCTTCAGTAACAACGTCACCAGCACTGTCAACAGGTGCTAGGTCTGGATCGGTTCCGGCTAGGCCAGCAGCATAATCGTAGTCTTCTGCCATGTTAGAATCCTAGTACTGATCGTAAGGTAGTAATTTTGGGTAGATAAATTGTGGTACCGGCTTTGAAATCCAAAGGTGGTGCTGTTAAGGTGTTGGGATTGCGTTGATAAAATACCCACCAAAGATTTGGCGTATCATACAAGTCATATGCCAACATATCAGGTCGGTATTGATAAGTCACATTGATTTTAAACAAGCGATCGTCGTTTTCTTTGGGTATAGGACGATTGGTCATTACATCCAAGAAAAATTGACTGTATCCTGTAGTAAAGTACGGACTGGTTGAATCGTAAGTGGTGGCCATTACCAGAATCCTCCTTTAATTAAATTGCCATTGGCAAATTCTTTGACGCTAAACTGTTTGCTGACCTGTTGACGGCTTTGTATTGGCAATAGTGTAATTGAAATTTCCATCTTGGTAGGTACATAGGTTGGACTATTTAATCCTAGTGTAGGTGGTGCTGGAGGATTGTCTATAGCACCTTTGCTAATACCTTGTGCTAGTAATTGTGCCCATCTGCCCAGGTTGCCGCCACCAGGAATTGATACATCTTGACGTGCTCGCTGATTGGTTAGATTTATTCCCACGTTGTTGGGACTGCCAGCACGAATATAGTCTACATCTGTGGGCAAGTTAAGATTGAACTGGCTGACCACGCAAGGATGTTCATTGAATTGATATTCGCCTAAGCCGGACAAAAATACCAACGGAGGAGGAGCTCCACGTTGTGCATCTTGTCCGTAGAACATTTTGGTCACAGATTTGAAGAAAGTAATCACAGCCAACAAATAATTGGCCTCACTACTGCTTTGTGCAGTAAATGGACATCTAAGGTTAACCGCATCAACATAACTGCCTTTGTAAAAATAACCTTTGTAGTTTGAATGGGTCAAGGTATAAGGATCATAGTCGGCTTTGTAAGCAGTATCAATTGTGGGCAGGTAAGGAAATAATACACCGTCGGTAATTGACAGTGGTTGCATAATTCCAGGACTAGGTGATTTGTAAAGATAATTGGCACTGGGTGCTAGTCTTAATCTCACACGCCAGTCGCCGTTATTGACCTGGCGACGTTGATTTGCTATGGTCTGTTGTTGGCGAGCTTGATCTATAAATCCTTGTGTGATTGCTGCAGCACCAGCAGCAGTGTCCGCTGGGTTGTTTCCTGCGGTAGCAACATTTTCCTGGGCTTGTTGTTGTGCGTCAGACAAAGGTACTGGTGACGGATTAGTATTAACATCAGTAGCTGAAACATCAGGTCCTGGAATTGGAACCAACTCTTGTTCTTCAGCGTCGCCTTCTGGAATGTCTTCAGCAACAGTATATACACCGGGCTCTGTTTCTACAAAATTCCCGCCGGCAGTGGGATCTTGTTCTGGGTCAACTGGAGGCGGTATTTCTACTAGATCAGTATTGGCTTCGGCGGCGTCAGCAAGGTCTTGGTTTAATTGTGCGTTGGCCGCTTCACTGTCATCGTAAGGTGCTACCGGAACTTGATCTAATTCGCTTAGTGGCACTGGATCTTCAACTGGTGCTTGTGCTTCTGCATCAACAGCAGGATCTACATTATTGGCATCAAACTGTACTGAAGTCTCGGGCACTGGATCGGTAACTGGTGCATCTACTACCACAGGAGTGTTGTCATAAAATCCACTGCTTACTTCACTAGGTAATTTTGGTACTTCAGGATTAATATTAGGATTTACATTTGTTGGGAAAGTATCTACCTCACTAACAGAAACCAACGGTGTTTCATCTAGTGCGGCTGTGGGTGCAAAGGCAGGACCAGTTTGTACGTCTGCTTCGCTAAAAGATTGTACAAATTGTTCGTAGTAGGCATCACTTAATGGATCAGTTGGTGTAGTCTGTACCGAACTAACAGGTACCGGATCAATGGGAGTATAAAAATCTCCGTACTCATTTTGCAACTGAGGAGAGGTGGCAGCGGGTTGTACTGAACTGGCAGGTACCGGATCAATGGGAGTATAAAAATCTCCGTACTCATTTTGAAATTGTGGGCCTGTTGGTGTTGTTTTTACTGAGCTGGCCGACACAGTAGATGAGGCAGGAGTAAAAAAATCAGCAATGCTGGCAAATGTATTTCCAATGCTGGTTTGAATACTGCTAAGGCTAGGAAAACTAATATTGCTGACAACATCAACCAAGGTTGGTTGACTTACACCTAAGGTTGGTAACCCTAACCTGGCACGAATAAAAGGATCAGTGGGGTCAGCTCCACCCAGGGCACTTAACTGTGCTGGCGTTAATCCCGATGTAGCCGAATTGGTGTTAATTTCAGAAGTTGGAACAGTTCCGCCAAATTTGAGAATCTGCTGTGCTTGCTCCTCTGTGATTGCCCCAGCTTGACGCTGAGCAATTACATTTTGTGTAGGTAACGGTGTGTACACATCGCCATATTCATTTAGTTCTTGCCCGACGGAAACTGTGCTGTCTGTTTGAACCGCAGTAGCTGCTGGGGGCACCGCTGGTGGCGGCACTTCTTGAAGTCGAACAGCTTGTGTTTCAGGAATTGCGTTATTTCCTGACACTACATTGTTAACCCAGATTTTATACTCAGCATCGGTTATTTCGATAAAAGGGCCAGTGGGGTTATTAGGGTCTGGTATAAATGGCATGGTATTGTTCCTATCATATATTTACCGGTAAAATAAACCACCCAGATTATGATTTCCGGTTGACAACTGTGGTTTTTGTGCTACAATAAATATATTATTAGGAGATTCGTTAGTGTCAACTACATCCACAAGAACACCAGCAAAAACCAATTATCTCAACAACAGAGATATCTTAAAACAAATACACCTTAGCAAAAACACCTACTGTGCATACCTAGATCCTGTAACGGATCACCAGTACGACATCATTCTACCCACAGTAGAAAAAATTAATCAGCGTACAATTGCCGAAGCTCGTCGTAACAAAGCTGATCGCTTAAAGCGTGAAGGTGTCATAGTAGACCCTAAGAAAATTGCCAATACCGACTTGGTATTCCGCATTACTTGTTGGGAACACATACCAATGACACCCAAAAAGGTGCCTAAAACTGCTGCCAAAAAGAAAAAAATAGAAGATATTTTTGAACTAGACCTAGCCGAAGAAGATCCCTTGGCTGACCTGTTGGACATTCCTGTGCTGGACGAAAAGCATGTACGCTTGAACTTTCCACCGTTTTATCACTATCGCCTGGACGAGAATAAACAGCCATTCCAAGTAGGTAAAAGTCACTGGGTTGGCGATTTTGAACATGGAGAATTCAGCAAGGATCACGGACAAACTACACGCACACTTGCTACCATGTACATGAAGCTGTGCGAACGTTATGCTACTCGTAGCAACTGGAGAGGATACACTTACAATGAAGAAATGCGTGGACAAGCACTATTACAATTATCACAGATCGGACTACAGTTTGACGAGTCGAAATCTCAAAATCCTTTTGCTTACTACACTGCTGCTATCACTAACAGTTTTACTCGCATTCTTAATTTAGAAAAGAAAAATCAAAACATCCGTGACGACGTGTTAGAGATGAACGGTCTTAATCCTTCGTGGACCAGACAGAACGCAGGCAAAAAGAATCCTAACTTTGGTTCTGTGGTTACCAATATTGATATTGCTGAATACAACGACGAAACTTAACCAGATGGGTTGCAAAACCCAAATTTATAGTGTATACTCTAGGATATGAGTCTATTTAAAAAAGTAGCAGTATGTACCGATATTCACTTTGGCCTAAAGTCTAACAGCCTGCAACACAATCAAGACTGTAGTGATTTCATTGATTGGTTTATTGCAACGGCTAAGGCCAACGGATGTGAAACTGGCATGTTCTTGGGCGATTGGAGCCATCAACGTGCGGCCATCAACATGCAGACCTTGCAGTACAGTCTGCGTAGTCTGGAAAAACTGTCAAAAGCCTTTGAGCGTTTTTACTTTATTCCTGGCAATCACGATTTGTATTACCGTGACAAACGAGATATCTACAGTACTGAATGGGCCAAACATATCCCCAACATACAGATTGTCAATGATTGGTTCCAAGACGGCGATGTCATAATCGCACCCTGGCTGGTGGGTGATGATCATAAACGTATTCCAAAAATGTCAGCCAAGTACATGTTTGGGCATTTTGAACTGCCACACTTTAAAATGAATGCCATGGTAGAAATGCCAGACCACGGCGAAGTCAAGGTAGAAAGTTTTGGCGGTTTTGACAAGGTGTTCAGTGGGCACTTCCATTTACGACAACAGAAAAAGAATATCAACTACATTGGCAACTGCTTTCCACACAACTATGCTGACGCCGGCGATGCTGATCGTGGCATGATGATACTTGAGTGGGGAAGTGAGCCAGTGTATCATGCGTGGCCAGGACAACCCATGTATCGTGTGCTTAAATTAAGTCAGGTCATTGATTCGGCACCCACGATACTTGTACCCAACATGCATGTTCGTGTAGAATTAGATATTGACATCAGCTACGAAGAAGCTAACTTTATCAAGGACACATTTGTTAAAGATTATAACTTAAGAGAAATGGCCTTGATCCCTGTTAAAAGTTCAGCTGTAGATTTAGACATGGCACCTGGTGAAGTCAAGTTTGAAAGTGTAGATCAGATTGTAACTGATCAACTAACCAATATTGAAAGTGAATTTTACGATCCAAAACTATTGTTAAAGATCTATCAGAACCTATGATCCATATAAAAAACTTAACCGTAAAGAATTTTATGAGTGTGGGCAATAGCACACAAGCTATTGACTTTGATCGCAAGGACTTGACACTTGTGTTGGGTGAAAACTTGGATCTAGGCGGTGATGGCAGTCGTAACGGCACAGGTAAAACCACAATTATCAATGCTCTTAGCTATAGCTTATATGGACAAGCACTCAGCAACATCCGCAAGGATAATCTTGTAAACAAGACCAACAACAAAAACATGTTGGTCAGT